AGAAAGTGTTTTGATAATCTCTATCAATAATTTGTTGTAGTGTTCCCCAACCAATGTTGTTATTTTCTACAACAAGCAACGCACTGTTATATTCAGTTGCAATTGCCACCAACAAGTTACCATAATCTTTGGTAGTTAACTGACCCTTATACTCCGCTACTTGTGTCAATGTGTCAACATCAAATACATGAAATGCACTATAGTCAGCACCATCACCACGAGCACAGTCAGCAGATACGATATAGTTTTTGCTATTGTCTGGACGATCCCAAATCCACAAATCTTGACTTGCTCCACGTTTTTCAACTGGATCTTTAATGTAAGTTTGTTTGTAAAACTCAAGAGTATCAACCGACACAACTTGATTACCAGATGTTGAAAAGTCACAATCACACTCTTGAGCAGCACCTTTTACACCAGACAATTCAGTTTGTTTGTCACGCCAAGCTTGATCACGTTCTGGATGTAAATGCCATGGTAATCTAATTGTATTGAAACCATTCTCTCCAGCTTCGGCAGCAACCCATGTCTTGTGGAAAAAGTTACCAACACCATTAGGGGTCGATAACAAAATAGCTCTACCACCAGTTGACAACGTATACTGAGCAGACAACCAAATTTCTTCAATACCATCAATGAATGCAGCTTCGTCAATGATTAGAAGTGACAATGCGGCAGAACGACCTGCGGTTCCAGCACTTGACACAGCTTTAATTTGAGAACCATTTTTAAGACGTAGTGACAAACGATTATCTTCTACACATGGAACTTTTAACCATGTAGGAAGATTGTCATTGGCAAATCTAACCTTTGTAACAATTTCTTTTGCAGTCTCTTGCGTGATACTGATGATCAAAATGTTCTTGTCTGTATGGAACGTCATCAACCACAAACTATATGCTGCCGTCAAAGTAGAAATACCCATCTGACGACTCTTTAGAATGATGTTGAGACTATGATCCACCATGTCTTGTAGAGCACCTTCTTGGAAGGGATACAAGTCAAAGTTGCAGGTTCCCTTGACGGGATGTTGAATTTTGACATACTTCTTCATGAAGTATATCGGATTTTCAACACACTTCTTATACTCCTGCTTTATTATTTCTCTTAGATTTTGCTGACTCATATTCTTTTTCTAAATTGTCAATAAACGTGTCGATTTCTGACAATCTAGCATTTACATACTCAAGATCCTTCAAAACATCTTGTTTGATCTTATCAAGACCGGTCTCACCCTCCCACTTTTCTATAGAACCATCTTCGTTGATAAACTCAAGAGGTTTACCCTCTTTTTCTTCACACCACTTGAGAGTTTCATCAAACTTCTTTTTGTATTCAGACAAAATTGCTTTCTCATTCTTAAAGTCACGGATCTTGTCAAAGTATTCCCAAGTTCCATCCATCTTCATCTTAGTTTCATTGTTAGTGAAACAGTCATAACACAAATGTGTCTTGGGCCAAACTTGTGAATCCAAATAGTTACCCCAACGAACGTCGGCACTACATTGCTTACAAATTTGTTTGTTGTCGATTATAACCTTCTTTGGAACTCGACGTTTACTACCATTCTTCCAAACCCATTTACGACCTTGACCATCCTCCCACTCTTCACCTTCTTTACGTGTGGCGTTATTTATGTCTTCGGTGTAACCAACTTGTATAAATGGTCGATTTCCGTCCAGATAATCTTTTACAATCTCCAGATTGCTTTTGCCTTGTGCTCTTTTCATAACCAATATTTATTTATTTTATTTCCCAAAACCACTTTGTAGTCCCTTAATAATGAAACTACCAGTTATTTTAAATGGACTACTGTGAATACTAGGATCTCTGACCACGATTCCTTCGTGTTTTTCAAGATCACCAATTTCACTAGTAGCATTCTTTAATATTTCATCACCAAGTTTGATTGTTGCCAAATATACAACTGTATCATTGACAACTTTATCTATATCTTGTCCCTCAAAATCCATAGCAATATTCTTACTAGCAACAGCCTTTTGGAACTGTTCACGGGTAATCAATGGTGTTTGAATATTTACATCTTTTAACCAATCCTTCAAACTCTTTGTGACTGGATTGCCTTGTGGATACAAAGTAACCTTTTCACCGAGTGGTTTGGAGAGGTTTGGCTTGGTCTTAAACTTGGTGTCAACACTACCCAATACCTTAAATCCACGTTTCTTAGCAAACACATTCAACTTATTGATATATGATTGCATGACTGTCTTATCATAAGGAATTTCAGTAGCTACTCTGGATTTGACACTACCATCCTTACCAAACGTCTTGGGTTTGATTTCTTTCAAACCGTGAATTGCCAAGAAGTTACCAATGTCTTCGTAACCCAAAACATTTGTTTGTCCCTCAACATATTCAACGTTCAACAAAATGTTTGGATTGTTCAACAAACCAAGAGCCTTCAATTCGTTTGTTGTTGATGGAATTGCATCATCAAAAATTTGAATTACAGTAGAACCAATCTTGATGAATCCATGTTCAGCACCTGTTTCTGGATTTGGTAAAAATCTAGCAGATAGATCTTGTGGACGCATTCCCTTGATGTCTAATGGTTTTGCACTACCACGGTCCATCACAAATTCTCCATTAACTAAACGAATACTTGCATTAACACCGTCAATCTTTACACTGCCAGTTCCCTTTTCCAAAGAATTAATGGACTTTTGAAAGATATCAACTAGTTGTTTTCCGTTGGATGCAAAGTCAAATGGATGTTCCATGTGGCCACCAGCACCACCTTCTCTAAGAACTTCCGACAAAATATTACTCAGCTTTATCATATGGTTTAATAAATGTTTTTTCGAATGTAGATACGCCTTTTAAGTATGAACGTTTGGTTTCATCAAGGGCATCATCTGTAAATTGCCAATTCCAAAACAATTGGTCTGGTGTCTTGAATCCAAAAAATTCAAGAACACTCTTTTGTGTTTGAACAACGTGTTTACCATTCCAGTTCTGACCAACAGCAATAAATCCAGCATCAATATCTTTAACTAGATTGGACTCACCCAAAGTCGAGTGTCTATTTTCAATCCAAGTCAAACGTTCAATCAACTTTTGATAATAACCGTTGGCTTGACCCCATCTGACACTTGCAAAAAATAATACACAATCACTCTCAAACAACTCCTTACTGATCTTCCAAAGTTCGTCACCCTTCTCATTTACACTAGCCCAACAACGATGATGACCACTTGGATTTTGTTCTTTGTTTTTCAATAAAGCACCAATTGTTCCACAATGGTTGCCACCAAACTCTTTGTTGCTACTCACATTACCTTCACATGGAACGATGTGTAGTTTTGTTGTGTCAATCAATGTTACTTTTTCTTTGCCAAGCAACTCTTGAATTTTAATGGCTAACTGACTGCTTTTTGGAACATCGTCTTTATGTTGAGACCAACGATTACTTGTAGTCAATAGTAACACTTTGTTTTTACTACGCAAATAATCCATGGTCTTCTTGTATTTTTTAGCATACAAGTCCATGTCTTGTTCACTTGCTGGCAATTTAGCCTCTGTTAGAAGGTCTGATAGACTAATCATCGCATATAAATATGTGGTGTTCTCAAAAAATATCTATATTAATTTATCAATCTAGTCTGTTCAAATAAACAAAAAACCCCGGCTTTTTAGGGCCGGGGTCTTGATTTAGTTTACTCTAGGTTATTCACCGAAAGTAGCACCAGTTGGCAGAATGTTGAAGTCAAGCAATATGAATTCAGCAGTTCTGGTTGGTTGAATGAAGATTTGACCGTAAAGAATATTGCGATCAATCAAGTCAGGAGTGTTGTTTTCAGCATCCATCTTAACTTGGTAAGCATAGATACCGTTACGTTGTTGAACACTCTCCAAGTATGGATTGACGATACTCAAGAAACGGTTACGTGTAGCAGCTACGTTTTGTTCGAAGACCAAGTAGTTGCTTGAACTTGCGATAAACTTCTTCAAGTTGATCAACAAGCGACGAACATTCACACGATCCAAGGCACTTGGTTGGATTTGAAGAGTCTTTTGACCCCAAACCACGATACCTTGACCTGGGAATGCGGCAATTGGATTGACACGGTTCTCATAGAGAGTGTCACGTTCAGCATGAGTCAATCTGTCAAGAACTTGAACAGCTTGTGGGATTCCACCACGGTTTAGACCGGCTGGAGCATACCATTCAGCAGCTGCGTTGTCGTTAGCGGCATAAACCGATGGCAACACCACAGAAGGTGGAACACTGATAATCTTGTTCAAGTTAGTGTCGAGGATCTTGACCCATGGGTAGTAAGTTGCGACGTAGTTACTATCAATTGTAGCAACCGTGTTGATTGCGGCATTGATCAAACCTACGCTTTGGTTACTTGCTGGGAACACCACGTTATCCATGATGTAGAAACAATCTCCACGAGCTTCACACATATCAATGGTGATCTCGGTGACATAGCTGTGTTGTTCACGGAAGATACCTGGCAACACGATCAAGTTGATATCAAACTCATCGGCGTTACCGAGAGCAGTGATACATTGCTTGTATGCGATACTACCTGGGCTTGTAATGTTTGTGCAATCCAAACCTTGGGTATTACCAGCAGTGATGTCAGATCCAACGTTGATTGGAATTGCTGGCCATTGACCATCAAATCCACCTTGGAATCCAATCACGAACTTACGAAGTCTTACATAAGTAGATTCGTTGACTGGATCGTATACTGAAGGAATACTACCACTCAAACTTGGAGCGAGCAACGAGCCTGTGCTTGCTGCTACACCTTGAGCATAGTATGAACAATCAGCTGTTCCCCATACCTTGGCTTCAAGATCGAAGTCGATGTTTTCACCGTTTTGATCTGCACCACCGTAGTATGGAAGTGGCTTGAAGTATTGCTTTGTATCGTTCTCAATACCAACTCCGAACGAAGCGGTAGGATATAGAGCAGAGATTTCAGCTCCACTTTCTGGAACTTCACCGAACACTGTTCCCGATGGATACTTACCAGGTCCAAGACCATAGATAGATGCCTTACTGTAACGAACTGCTGGCAACAAGTTACCAAGAGTTCCGTCTACTGGAGTTGAATATGATTCGAAACCGTATGGAACAACCGATTGTGGGTATGCCACATCAGTCATTTCGATACGAACATACTTACTCAAGTTTACGTAAGTTCCGTATTCTACGATCTTACTGGTGTTCGTAATGTAAGCATAACGATCACCAATACGACGTGCAACAAAGTTTGCACTGTCTGGATCAAGGTTCAAGTTTTGGAAGATTTCGAGATACTTAGGACGCTTATCGGTGTCACTGTAAGCACGAACAGCAAGAGTGAATGAACCCCAGTTGCTGCCTGGAACAGTTCCGGCCAACTTAACGTTGCTAATTTCGATCTTATACTTCTTGTTGCTCAAGCTACCATCACTTAGAGTGTGAACCTTGAACAACTTGAACTTGGTAGGAACAGCAACTTCATCAGCGCTTCCCTTGAATGGAGCAATTTGTTGACTGTAGATCCATGGTGTCTTAGCATTTGTGATAGCAAATTGTGAATCACCACTGTTAGGATCTAGTGAGTATTGATCCAAGAACTTCATAGACTCACCAACACTGAACGAAGCAGATGGAGCAGTTGCTACTTGCAATCTCCAACCACCACCCTCCGCATTTGGACGGGTCTTTTCAGCAACGAATCTCTTGATGGTATCTTCGAAGAGGATGTAGTTATAAGCAGCCTCAATCTTTTGACCAGCAATTTGCTTAGAAGGATTACCAACAGTTGGATCAATTCCGAAAACGTCCTTGATGTAGTTGTTGTCGTCTTCATTCAAACTGAAGTCATAGTAACCATAGGTTCCGTCAGAAACGTTACCATCAGTATCAGTCCAGTTGTATCTCAAGATAAGTTGATAAACGTTGTCGTTTGGATTTACAATACCTTGATATGGATATATTGAACTGGTCAATTGACTTACAGCAGAGGTATCGAATCCGTATACTTCATAGTCGCTACTGAATTGTGTCGAAGCATTTTGGGTGTTTGCCAAAACTGCGAGCACAACTGGTGAACGACCAGTAGTAGATGGATTACATGGATCAGATCCACCCGAACCATCAGCTTGGAAGTTTCCTGTAAATGCTCCGTAAGAACCACTCACAAGACCCAAGAATCTCAATGCGGCACCGCAAGTTGCGGCACTACGAACAGTGGCAAAACTACCACTCTTGACATACAATGTGCTTGTAGCATCAAATGTATCTTGATCATATGCCAATGTAATATTGGTTATAGCACCACCAATATTCAACAAGCTTGAAGTCAACAAGAAGGAAACTTCAGTGCTTTCTTGAATTGCTCGAGCAATTTGTGTTTGTGGTGTAGCTGTGCTACTTCCTTGAGCACTAGAACTCAAGAAGAAATACAAACCAACAGATCCCGAAGGTGCCAAGTTGCCACCATCATCGAAGTATCTGCTGAGTTGTGCAGTTTCTACTGTTCCAAGACTTACTTGTTTACCAGCATACAACTTACTACCACTCAAGTTACCAGTTCCATCATAGTTGGCTGGGAAACCACTGGTCAATGCGGCACTACCAAATCTTGCATTGATACTACCACTAATTGTCAAGTATGAACAATCAAATGTTGAATAAAGATGTGGCGAGAATGCGGTGTTCGCACCAGTTTCTCTGTGAGAACACAACTTTGCATTTGCACCAACACTTGTATCCAATACTACGAATGGGAACTTGACTTGTTGATTATTGATCTTAGTTACCGAAGCAGTCAAATAAGATCCAGATCCGGCTGGGAATCCGGCCACAATGTTGCCCGTAATACCACTATCTATCAAAATAGAGGTAAATGCACCAGAACCAGACTTGAAAATATATCCACTTGGTGCCCATTGTGTGATATCAAACCATGCCAAAGCATAGTCAGAACCACCACCCGAAGGAGTTACCTTTAGTCCGTTATCAACAATCGAAGCACTAAATGCTGAATCAGCATTATATGTAGTCAAACTTACCAATTGATAAGCATCTTTCAATGCTACAAGAGAAGCAGACAAACTGTTGATGTCTGGCAAACTTGAATTTGCACCAACGAAATCAGCAATTTCTTGATTTGTAGTGTTAGAACCTGTGATCCAGATACCTGCGAGAGGGTTTGTTCTAGTTAGAGCGTTTGGTTGAATTTCCCATGATGATGCGCTGTGAACATATTGAATGTTCGCAGTATAGTCATCACTGTTCAAATACATGAACGAAGCAGTGGTCAAAGCACCAATGTCTGCTGTTCTCAACCATTGACCTGGCTCAGCATAAACCACCAATGGGTTCTTTTGCCAGTAACCAGTCAATCCACCAACACGGACGATAGTTACAACGCCTTGTTGAATGAGATATTCTTTTGCAGTGTAGGGACCGTAGTATACACCGTCAGCAATACCGAAGCGTTGTTCTAGTGTTGCTACGTCAGTTATAATATTTGGGTAAAACGCAGGTCCGTCAGCAAACGGAGCCACGATTGCACCACCGATGTTGGCTACGCCTTGGGCTAGCCCCGATAAGTCATTTTCTCTGGTGAATACACCAGGACTTACTATTTGTTGTGTTGGACTCCAGCGTCCACCTTCTTGAATTGGCATAATTTATGTTCCTTTCAGAGTGTCAACTTAACTTTTCCAAAAGTTATGTTTACTTTATAAATATTGCCAAAAAAGTGGAACACCTAACTATTTATATCCTCTTTAACTTTTTTTCACCGAAAATCGATCTTGCTATACCCATTTTCTTTTTTGATCTCTAGTTGTTGATCAACCATGTCTCTCATTTGATCAAGATGGCTGATAATCCAAATAAACTCAAATTGGTGTTTCAAATATGTAAATAGAGCACCCATCTGTCCCAAATGATCACTATCAGCACATCCAAATCCTTCGTCAATACAAATAATATTGGGTCTAGGTAGATTACTAATATTAATCAAAGCAACTCTGATGGCCAATCCACTCACAAACTTCTCCATACCACTAGCCATTTCAAGAGGCCAACGTTTGTCATCATAAACAATGTTGGTCATGATGTTTTTACCGTCAGTTTGTAGAGTAACACTAAATTCAACAATCTGATGAAGAATATTGTTAACTTCTTTCTCAATCTCTGGCAATGTCTTGGAAATAACATCATATGGAATACCGTCACGACTAATAATTGCGGTATACAACTTGTAAGCTTCATATGAAGACTCCAACTCCTTTACCTTATTCAATTGATCGGTAGTATTCTTATATTGAAGTTCCAACTTACCCTTTTCGGTAGAAGCAGTGAACAACTTTGAATTCACAAACTTAATCTGAGTCTCAATGTCCTTAATAAAGGACTTGTGTTCATCAATTTGATCCAACAACTTCTGATTGTTTTCAATAGTATCCTTATTCTTATAGAAACTATCAATTGCATCAACAATATCCTTCAGCTTGTTTTGCAACGTAATCAAATAGTTTTCATCACGTAGTATTGCCGTATTGATAACACCACGCTTCTTTTCCAATTTGACTCTATCATTATTTAGACTCTGACAATTTTTGTATCTAGTCTCAATATCACCAAACTCTTCAACCTTAGACTTTAGAGTGTTGTATTCACCAATGATAGTAGTTGCGTTGACCTTTTCATTTTCAAGATCTTGTTTGGTTGCAATAGCATCTTTTACGAACACGTTGTTGACGCAGTATTCACAATTAGGGTCATACTTATGTTCTTCAAGCTTCTTGAGTTTGTCAACCTTGGTCTTGATAACATACTTCAATCGTTCAATTTCAGCCTGCTTTGATTCTTCAAGTTTCTTTGCATTCTTATACTCTTGATATGTAGTCTCAATGTTATCACAAGCCTTTAGAGAAGAACTCAACTGTGAAATCTCGGAGTCAGTCTCTTCCAACTTGGTCTTATTCTCAGAAATATCCAAAGTGAACTTGTTGACTTTTTCCTCATAATCAATCTTATCTTTTTCAAGAGAAGTGATATCAACATACTTGACCGAATCCAGTTTAACAATATTCTTGCTCAACTGTAACAGTTCATTATTATGTTCATCTTTCTTTAACTCCAAGTTCTTCAACTCAACATTGAAAGAGGCAATGTTTTCCAAGTTGGTATTGATACTACCAGATATGGTAACAAGGTCTGCTTCCAATTGATCTTTACTGATATTCTTCAATAGAGTATTAGTTTCCTTGAAGTTCTCGTTGGCAATATTATAGAGTTGATCAAAGATATTCAATCCCATGAATTGGCACAACAAGTCCTTACGTTCAGTCTGACCAAGATCAATAAAAGATCCAGCCTTACTGTTTTGAACACTCAACACAGTCAAAATAAAGTCATCGTATGTTCCAACATAGTCTCTGATAATATCATTGGTGCTTCTACGAGCTTCACCGTTCAAAGGCACTTCGTTACCATCTTTGTCAATCTTATAGAATTTGACATCTACCTTGACACTACCCTTCTTATCAGCCTTACCTTCACGTTCGATGTAATAATCAACACCACTCACTTCAAAATTAAACTTACACTTGAAGCTCATCTTTTGAGTATTAAGAACGTGACCAGCCTTGTATCCCTTACTGAACTTATCGAAGACACAAAATGCCAAAGCATCCATGATACTAGATTTACCACTAGCATTTGGAGCAAACAAACCAATAGTTCCCTTGAGTTTGGTAAAGTCGATATAATTACCTTCACCATAACTAAACATGTTGTCAAATTCAAAGGTCTTTGGCTTCCATCGAATATTCTTTGGAGTCTTATCTTTAGGAATTTGAAGGTTGATATCCTTATTTAGATTCTTGACTTTCTCAATCAAGGCCTTGTCAGTCTTTTTTGAAGTCAGTGTTTCTTCAATCAACTTGTTTTGATAATCAACATTGAAGATGTTATGAATATCAAGAACGTGATTGATCTTGGTAGAACTGTTATCAAATTCATCAATACGAATAAAAGTTGATTCAAGAATCTCACACTTATCCTTAATTTCATTGATAACTTCTTTTACTTGTGAAGGAATAGATTCAAAACACTTGGTTCTGATACGAGCCTTCTTGGGAATATCACTAATATCTGTTACCAACTTACCCTTGTTGATTTCGACAGTATAAAAACCATAGTCGTTTGCCAATTCATAGTGCTTGAACAACTTACGCTTTAGATCCCACAACAAAAATCCATGACCCTTGAGTTCTTCACCATGATTTTGTTGAATCATTGATCCAGCATACACAATCACTGGCTTATTTTCATCCTCGTTGTATTCTTGAAGTATCTGATGTTTGTGAATATCACCCAACATTGCGATGTGGTGACCGTCAAACAAATTATTCATGATGGTTCTGTTGCTGACAGTATAACCAACATCTGTCACGGCATCATTCACAGGTCCGTGGAATAGTGCGATGTGATGATCAGTTTCCACCTTATACCTTGAAGGAATGGTGTAATAGTTGATATACTTATCTGGTTCATCAAATACACTAAAATGATTGAACAAAATATTCTCATATCTAAACACCTCACTAGGCTTTAGATAATACAAATTGGGATGATTCAATGCTTCCACGATGGGAGTCAAACAATCCAATCGTGACTTATTAGCTAATGTAGCATCATGGTTACCAGCAATTAAGATGGTAGGAACTCTATCCGCACAATTCTTCAAGAAGTCACTACCAATTTTAACACACTCTGGACTGAGGTCAGACTTGTTATGGAAAACGTCACCAGTAATAACACAAACCAAACTTGTGTTCTTTTTGAGTTTGTCCAAGACAGTATAAAAACGTTCGAATACAGAGGTATATTCGTCGTGCCTCTTTGTTAGACGAATGTGAATATCAGATACCTGAACCACATTGTCTATACGTTGATCTGTGTTTTTTAATACTATCATATCTTATGTTTAATTTTCAATTTGAATAAATCGCTTTCAGAGATCTTAACACTGGCATCTATGGCTTTCCAAGTATTTTTATGTCCGATTTCGTTTGGATCTTTACCGTTTAACAAAACCAAGTGTGCATCAATTCCATTACAAACCAAGAATTGACAAATATCCAAACTGTTTTTAATCGCATCATTGTCCAACAACACATTCACCCTCGGAGGTTTTTGTGACGACAACTTGGCTTTTAATTTGTTAGACAACGTTTTACCAAACAATGGAATCACGTTGTATTTTACAGAAAATGCGTCAAACACACCTTCCACTAAAGTTACAGGCTTACTAAAGTCGGTGAACATTTCAAACCCAACAATATCCTTGGTCGAGTCACACAATCTATACTTCATCTTACTTTCATAGATGTCTCGACCACAATAAAAGTTTAGTTCACCCGTTGCAGAATATGACGGAACCACAACTCTGTTTTTGAATTGACCATCAGAACAATATCCGATGTTGTATCGAATCATATCGTAAACCGACAGACCACGTTTGAAACAATAGTTCAAAGCGTGTTTGTGCGTAACATCCGAGCTAGCCTTATACAAGGGTTTGAATTCAGACGGAAGTTGTAACTTTTTGATTTCGGATTTGATTGTTTTTGGAGCCTTTATTTTGCACAACGACTCATAGAACTCCGCCGGAGCTTTGATCTTGTTTAGAAGACTCTTGAATCCTTTACCACTAAAATTACAAACCCAACAATGATAATAACCAGTTGTGGTGTTTACGTTTAACTTTCTTTTATAGTGATTACAATTAGGACAAAAAAACATCAACTCCGTTCCGCCCTTTTGGACAGACGGTTTGTGTTTAAACAGTCTTGTAAGTGTATCTATAACAGAAGTCTCTACCATACGTCACTTCAGATACTACACGACGAATCGGAAGATTCAACTTTTTATTTTTCGACATACATAGCGCACACAATTCCATCATACATGTCGCTATTTCGTTCGTCCCAATTTCCCTTCTTATTCTTAACAGTAAACTTGGTGACGTTCGGCATCAATTTTTCCAACTCTTCTTTTACAAACTCTTTTGGTTTGATGCCCTTGACACGACACTTACCAAACAAATGTTTACGCATTGTGGTGACCGATAGAAGATTTACTTTCGTCTTGAAATGTTCTTCAATGATGTAAGCAAATACAGCGTTGTGTCTGGCCAGAGTTATAATAACTTGTTGTGAAGTAAATCCACCGGCAAAACCACTTAGAGCAGCTTCAAGGTTAATATGATCCACCTTTTTTATAAGTGGAACCTTTTCCAATTCTGAAATTACATGAAACGTTTTTTCTTTGGTAGTTTCGAACTTTTTTGTGTCAATAAATCCCGCTTGTTCGATCTTACCGTCAACGTTAAATGCCCATCCAGTTACAGATGTTGAAGAATCTAAACCCAGTATAACCATTAACAATAGATATATTAACGGGTAAACTTGCCATTAATATATTTGTTGGAATTGAATCCCTTCAAATAGATAGAAAGCTGCTTGGATTGATTTCCAGTAGCATCTTTGAACTGAGTGGCTCCAGTTGGAGTATTTGTAACAAAGCCTGGGTCAACGGTATACAACGAATCCTTGATTGAAGATCCTCCGTTCCAGTTTGTAGCAATCTTGTTTACACCATTGGTGATCACTGGACCCAATCTGGTATTATCACTATAACTGAGTGCGCTCTTATTGAAATTCTCAGTGCCAGTTGTTACCTTGGTCAAAAATCCCTTACTAACGGTCCAATCTCTATCAGCAGTGCTACCACCAAGAGACAATTCATTAGATCCTTGAGTCTTTACGTTCTTTTGAACTGGTTGGTAAGCACCACCAGCAGCTTGACCAGACAAATATCTGTCTGCCAAACTCTTGTTTGATGATTCACGGTCAATTATTTTGCTGTCAGATAGAGTTGCCATATGATTTTATGTCGCTTTATATAATAAATATGGTTAGGTGTCCCATTTAACAACAATATTTATTGGAATTTGACCATTGTTTTTTATAGGAGTTGCAATTTTTCCAACTGCTACTAGGTCGGCACCAGCATATAATCCAACCTGTGTAATGTATGGTGCCAAATAAGAACCAGTAGGATCTACAGACGAACTAAAGTTGTAATTGAAAAATTCAGCTTTGATAGTATTTTGACTGCCTTTACCAGTTTGGTTGTCCAAGAAAGAAATGATGTCGTCATAGTTTTTCCTTCTTGATGTTGGTGTGATATACTGTTGGTAATTTTCAACCGTCAAATTTTCTATAAAGTAGTTCCAGATCATATACGCATCTGCGTAATTTACCATACCATCTTTATTTACATCAAAGTCTTTGGTTGCCAATTCACACTTTAACTCTGGAGTCAATCTATTGTTTGTATAATCAACCATCGAAGAACTGAAGTATCCAAAGATGCTTTCTTGAACATCTCCAGACACCAATACATCCCACCATGATTCAACGTGAGTTGTAGTCAACTTATAGTTAATATATCTCAAAATAATATCCAAATTACTAAAGTCAAATGTTTCTTTGTTGATCACACAATATGGTCCAACATAAGATGCAGTAACAGCAGTTGGATTTGTAGAAATATTAAACTCGCCGGGTTCTACAGTGCAAATGTATTGTTTTTCATGTAGAGTTATTTGACTTTGGTATTCTCCGTAAATATAGTCATCCAATTGTTGTAATGGATTCTTCAATATATCCGACAATATACTACCAGTATTATTGACCACAAACTTATTGTAACTATAAAATATGTTACCTATATTTGGATTGGTTTGAAGATCACCAAAATCATAAATAAACGCTCTACCAAATACTGAATCTGTGACATTTGAATCTTGTTCCATCACAAGCACAATTGACCCACTATCAGTTGCGTTTAAGTTGTTACCATCACAACCACAGATTTCATCTTCCATTCTGAAATAAAATGAACTGATAGATGGTCCATCTGAGTTACATGTAAACAAACCACTGCCGCTTTGTTCAGCTGCATATGGTTCTGACAAATACAAATCATCATTCAAAGGTGCTGGTGAACCAATTACCAAATTTAAATCTGATAATGCTACTGAGGCACCAAATGCGGTAAAACTTTCGTCTAACTTTTTTCTGTATCCGATTGGTGTGGTTGTTGCCATCTTCAACGTCAAATTATTATCACATGACCCCGTAGAAATCTTGTATAACATTGCTTGACCGTTGAATGTGCTAGCACCAAAGTCGTTTGTTTCAAAGTTGATATTGTATCTGTTTACCGACGAAGATAGATACAAACTAGAGAATGGAAAATATGGTTTTGGAGAACCAGCAAGAACATAATGACCGTTTATGTCAACACTGTATCCAAACATATTGTCTTTGAACGTATTTGTGTCACCGTAGATCTTCTCCAATAGAACATATTGTTTGGTTCCAACAGCAGGTATGTTGTAATAATAAATTGCACCACGTTGTCTCAACGGTTGAGAACCAGTCAATGCCATCGAACTACTGTATTCGTAGTATATCAGATCATTTGGAGCACCAACAATCAGATTATCTTTAGCAATAGCAACTGAATATCCATATCTAGTTATTGACTGACTGATAGGCAACCAGTCAAGATCCCCATCACCTTGCAATTTTAACCACTTTGAAGAAGTATCTTGTGTTAGAGTTTGAGTAAGTTCCCAACTTCCATTAATCAGATCACCCTCTCTAAAATATACAAAGACTTTGCTACCTGTTTGTGGAGCAGATGCTATTACCAATCTATCTTCATTGTATTTATCAATATAAACCGATGATCCAAAATACAAATCAGCACCATTTGATGATGAAATAGTTTGGTAGTATGTGTAATAACCACATCCAGATCCAGTATACAAATAGATGTCAACGGCGCCTCTGTTGGAATTTCTGAATGGTGAACTTATTGCCAAAAAGTTGTTTGACACGGCAACCGCACGACCAAATCCTTCAGCTGCCGATCCAGTAACTCCACAAAATGGACTGTTTGGCAAAGAAAATAAACTGTCATTTTCTACTGAACAAGACCCCGTTGATGCTTCATCGTAAATTTTGTATATGTCTACGGTTGCATAATTTTGATCAATACTAGCAATACTTTGACTAAAAGCAATGTCTGATATTACCAAGAATCGTTCGCATATTGCCAAAGCAGAACCATAAGACGTTTGTTTTTGTATTACAGTTCCGTCTTCCAATATCAAAAAGTCACAGGCTAATGAATTATCAGCCAAAGACCCACTTTCATATCTTAATGATGCTGTATAGGCAGAACTTGCACTTTGTTCTGTATAATATGATAGTAGTTCACCGTGGTCGAGAGGACTGCCTCGTCTATAGGTCTTTGCAAAAGAATAATTGGTAGTGAACCTGTTTTTTTGATAAACCAACACTTCACCAAGTCTTGCAAATCCCTCATTACAAGAATATGGCTTTGAATTGGTATTTGAAACCGCTATGTAGTTACCGTTTGTAACCACATGTTGGCCAAAGTTCTCATTATAGATGTTTAACAAATTCGACATTTACTATAAATATTGAGTAAACCAAAAATAAACCCTTAGATTCCAAATATTATTATGAACGTTTCAATTCAAGCACACCGTTGTTCCAATATGTTGGTATTTTAATCCACCCATCACAATAAATATCCTTGGTATCTTCTCTCAAATCCGGTCCAAACCAAGTATCTGGGGTTATGACCACTTTGTTGTCGGTCCTAGATAACCAAGCTCCCCACCAACTAAATGACGAGTTTGAGATGATAAAGTGATCACACAATGACAACAACCATATACCTTCTTGATCACGATACCTATTTTCTTCTATGAACACACTATTGGGTAGTTTGACATTTTGTTTACACCAATTTATATCATCACTCATGATAATCAAATGGTCATGTTTAGGTAAATGTTTGTGTGCTTCTTCAATATACTCAACTGATATAACTGGATGTCTAGTTGGTTGAGTCAAATAATCGCCTCGTCTCACATTCAGTGCCGCTACAGTTGAATTTTCTAAAAATGGAAAGTCCTTCAGTGCTTTATCCACAAATTCTCTAGGTGGTGAGTATAGGTCTCTGATTGCTTCTGTAAACTTTCCAAAATACTTTTCTGATTGAAACCACCCAATGTAAACTGTCGGTTTATGATTTGCCGGTGGCAACGGAGAATGTGCAAATGTTCCAGTAATAAACTCAGCATCGTGAATACCTTCTGATTTTTTGACATCAAAGTCTAACTTTCGAAACAAATTTTTTTCCAACAACCCAGAACAACTGTCTTGAGATGGTGCTATGAATTGTCTGTTATACTCCAAAGCTTTAGCGTATCCATGTGCTAATTGAAACATCATGTTACCGGTTCTTCCTTGTAATCTGCTACAAATAAAGTTCTTAGAAAATGTTGTTGCTTTTTTTCTCATTGTTATTCTCCATTTAGTTTAACTAGTTTGCCTTTTATGTAATTCTTCTTGAAATGTTCTAATGGCGGCGTGTCACCAAACGCATCCAAATCACTTGAAATGGTTCGTTGATAACTACTCAATGGATAAACGACATATTTGTTGATCCACGGTCTTTGTCCTATCCATCCATCAAACGCCGAATCCTCAAATGGTTTGAAATCTAGTAGTTTCTCCAATCCTCTCCGTGATACACCATAACCGTGTAAAGTAAGCACAGTATCAGCTTTTAGTAAATTTGGGGTCACTTGATGAACTTCTTTATCAAAAATATATCCTCCAAAGTAGACTATATCCCAATCTGAAAAATTGACCAACTGATCCAATCCATTTTGTATGTTATCTATACCGTTTGTTTCTTCATTCAGAAACACAAAATCATCTTCAAACACAACTATATTGTTGTATCCTTTACTATAAGCATCTTGAAACGTTTTATAAAAGGAATAACTACAAAAATGTTGTTTGTAAGTCACATCAGGTCGTAACAAAGAGTCTTCTGCGGACCTCCTTTCCAAAAAATCAATCAGACCATACTGAGACATCTGTTGTTCAAACAAAGTTCTTCTGTCTGGCCTTCTATCTAAATTTATGTAATAACCCTTTTCAAAAAAATCTTGTATTTTCATGTTAGTATGTGTTCATACTCTTCAATATTAAATATTTCTCCCAAGATACTTTTGCTACGTTTCAAGAAATGTATTCGTTTATCGGGTATTCTGATTTGGAAGTTATGAAATGTGTCACTGTCATATTCCGTTCCATTACCATAACTGAATGGTGGATAACCAAACCCTCCACCATATTTCCAAGTGTGATCTGTTGGACAATATGTTGGATAAGACAAAACGATTCGTCTTCCACGCTTCTCCAACTCTCTGGTTAAAGCTTCATATCCATCCGCTTCAGCTAAATTACCGTCTGGATTAGGATACATTTGTGCATGAACAGATTTGAAAGAAGAATTGCTCCATACTTTGTATGACATATTAAACACACCACCATTTACAAACGGCGGAGTTCTATATGGATTTATGTCTGGAAAAACGTTTGACGCTTGTGCATTTCCATAAACTGTATTTTGATCGGAAATAATATCAATCGTTTTCTTCAACCAATTTTTTGATGTAGGAAAACAATCTACATCAAATAAAGATATAAAATCGTAATCAAAGTGTGTATCCAAATAACCTTGAATTGCTCCAGTATGTCTTGCTTTTTGTCCATCCCATCCAATTTGTTCAACGTCCAAATCAAAATGATTAAACACTCGTTTTTGAAGTGAAACGATTTCTTGAGGCAAATCGGTCTGATAAAACGAAACAATTTTGTGTATCATACCAACGTATTAATAAAGTCTACCCACATAGAACCAATCTTTTTAGAATTGAACTTGTCCAAAATATACTGTTTACCTTTGGCTCTCAATTCGTCTTTTACTTGAGGATTGTTCTCCAAATACATTATCTTCTCCACTATTTTTTCAATATTGTCTTTGAAAATACCCTCTTCATCTTTAGATAGCTGTTCTTTCTGCATCTTGACGGGATCAGCCTTGTCTGGAAAGTCTATCCAAATACAATGTCCTTCAAAATTCTCAGGCAATGCTCCCAAAGGATAAGTGATTGGTATTGCTCCTAAAGCTATAGCTTCGGCCACAACACACGAAAACGTATCTTTATGAACATCTTTATATGGAGTGTAAAGTGGATAAACAAAATATTCACTTTCTGCCAAATGTTTAAACAGAGTTTTCTTGTCCACACCATCGTGTTTTCTAAAAAATGAATCTCTGTGATCATGTGTTGCCAACAAATAATCAAAAGCGTGAAACTCACAATCAGTAAACCCTAACTGTCTAACAGCTTCTACAGCAACATTTCCACCTCTAGCCCAAGCAGCATGAAATATGAACTTGTGTTTCTTCTTTGTCAAATTCATATCACACACCTCATTTACTATATCATCCATTATGGGATTGGGTATCAATGTTTGTTTGACATCTGGTATCTGTGATTTGATATGATCAATGGTGGATTGATTCATTCCCTTCTCCCAATTTGAAATATTAACAAAGCCCAACTTCAAATTGTTGTCTCTGGTATAATTCATAATTTCACTCAGACCATAAAGCCATTGCATATGATTCCAATAAATCAATGCTTTGGTTACTTTAATTGGAAGTTCGTTGTATTTAGCAAACCACAAACTATTGATCAAAATATCAAACTCTCTGTTTTCTATACCTTCAAACTGTAGATTTGTGTATATGACATTTCTAACTTTCATGCCTGGAACATAAACACGACCGTTTTCTTTATACAATTTTTCCAATTGTGGTTCCAAAGCCTCGGTAACAAAAACAACTTCATGTCCTTGATCAGCCAAATATTCAGCCACAACTATAGAACTACTGTCGGTTCCACTTCCACCACCACCTCCATAACGAAGTGTATCTCCGTTTAGATAGTTGCTACGTCTACTGTTGCCTATGACTGTAAATACAATTCTCATATGTTCTTTTCGTATCGTGGAGTCCATCCAGATTTGGTGTGACCATACATAACCAACTTATCAGGTCTGTTTTCACTCATAAACTTGGCAGTATGAGTAGTCTGTGTATAGTTGAACACATTTGGATTCTCACTTGGTTTAAAATCAACTCTGTGTAAATTGTTACCAAACTTATCAATAATACCCAATGTGATAAACTCATATCCATCCAATGCATTATTCTTGAAAAACTCAACATCCCAGTTTACCACAATATTGTAATTTTCCATGGTAAACTGTTCTTCCCATACACCTGGATTTGGTGGTTCGTTAACCTTTAGAGTGTATCCTTGGATTCTACATTTCTTAAAGTCAAATCCAAACGCAACTTCATAGTCACGAAGAGTTCGTTCAGTTCCCAATCCATAAACACCAAATGGAATATTGTGATTCTCTTGACCAAACAATTGTCTGACTAGATTGCGTGACAACACATCACGTTCACCACTGGTAACCTTGATCTGTTCTGTCTTGTGTCCATGATCATCCCAATGTTTGACACGATAGTTTCGGGTATACTCATGCCACATAATCATTCTGTATGGAGAAAAGAAATCATATCCATGGCTGTAGGCTCTGAGACTCATAGAGGTTTCTTCTGTGTAACCACCAAAATAAACTCTTGGGTCATACTGAACTTCCTCACAGAACTTGCCTTGTGTAAAAATAAAATGTCCAGACAATGTTCTTGCACGAATAACTTTGGTTCTTGACTTGTAGTCTTGTATAAACCAAGGCATGCTCATCAACAACTTGTCATAAGAAAACTCATATTGACTCATCAAACAAGGAACTGGATTCCATGTTGACGGATCGTCCTTTGGATTGAATGGTGTGCAGTAAGTTGTAATTATTGGCTTCTTACAATACTCAAGAGCTTGGTTATAGTCTTCGATACACATTGCATCCCAGTCTTGAACAAATCTATGATGTGAATCAATTTGTAGTGTATACTCTTCGTCCTTCCACAACTTTTGTGTTAGGTTTCTTGCCCACCCCAAACCCTCACTCTTTTGATATTGAACATCTACAACTCTGAATCTAGGATCATTGGTAAATTCTTCCAACGACTCAGTATCATCACGTTGCCAACAAATGCCAAACGTCAGATTTTCTGGATGTTTGGCTTTGTTAATTAGATCTCGGATTGTAGGGACCAACTCTGGGTCTCTATAACTAGCAATTTGAACAAATATTTTAGACATAACCACTGTTTATATAGATATTATAACAATTCAAACCATTATTATAAAATGACAGGTATTAAGCAACAGTATCCCACCTTACAGTTCCAGAATATGTTTTCATACCATCACCCCATCCACGGCCGTTGACCTCAACATTAGTATTTCTGCTAGTAATGTATATGAATAGTATTTTATATGGGGTGGCAGTTAGTATTGAATAGTTGAAGAAATTGACATTACCATTTCCCGTATATGTTACGACTGGAGTAGACCATGTGTTTGGATATATATAGGCAATAAATCCGTCTCCACCAAATCCGCTTGTATAAGGGCCGAATCCAGCACCGCCACCATTACCAGCACCCCAGTTTTGACCAGCAGATGTAGGCATTCCACCGTCTCTTCCTCTTCCATCAGGTCCATAGAAATCAGCGGCACCACGACCTTGGCCGGGTGCTGGTGCGGTGGTTGAGCCAACAACACCGGTCTTTTTTATAGAATTGCCGCCGCCGCTTCCTGCGATAGCATCGGCTATAAGCGTGTCAACATAGATATCAAACCAAGTTGGAACTTCTCCAGCAGTCATAACAGCTGTTCCAAGACCACCTTGTGCTGTAGGACCGGCTAAGAGTTGTCCACTAACGCCACTGGAATTATATCCACCACCAGATCCACCAACTCTATAATCAACAGCTTCAACGCCAACACCGCCAGATCCGCCAGATCCATCGCCGATACCTGCTGCTATAAGAGTTCCATCGGGTGCGACACCGCCGCCACCGCCACCGCCACCATATACACCATTACCGGCAGCAAGAGCTACGCCGTTGATATAACTTGCGCCACCACCGCCACCACCGGCATAATAGGTATCAGCAAACATAGTGGTTTGACCATTTCTATTGGCCATTACTGAACCGGTAAAGTCGCCACCACTACCAACAACAAAGTTATATGATACACCAGCAACAGGTATAAAGGTATTTGTTAATACATAAGCACCCGATCCACCACCACCCATTGCGGGTTCACTAGCAACGACACTGTTTATTTTGTCACCACCCGCACCACCGCCACCTACCATAAATAGTTGAATACCAGGATCAGGTGTAGGTGTTGGAGTTGGGGTCGCAGTAGGAGTTGGTGTAGGAGTATTTGTTATTGTTGGGGTAGGAGTAGGTGTAGCTGTAGGAGCAGGCGTGTTTGTAGGGGTTGGAGTTACAGTAGGAGCTGGAGTAGGTGTAGGTGTAGGAGTATCTGTTGGAGCTGGAGTAGGCGTTGGAGTAGGAGTATTTGTTGGGGCTGACGTAGATGTAGGGGTTGGCGTTGGAGTTACGGTTGGAGCTGGAGTCGTTGTTGGCGTAGGTGTAGAAGTTGATGTAGGAGTTGGCGTTGGAGTTGACGTAACTGTAGGCGTAGGAGTGACTGTAGCTGTTGGAGTAGGTGTTGGTGTAGGGGTTGGCGTAGGTGTAGGTGTAGGAGGCAAATCTTCTGAGTTACATGGACATATTATTGAATTTTTGATCACGCCTACAAACGTGAAACTATCCTTGATGTCGTTATACTGAAACAACACGTATCCCAAAGATTGTCCATTGCCTACACTTTGTTGTGTCACCTTGAACTTGTATTTTTTAAACAACAAGTTATACGCAGGAGATGTTGTCAAAATGTCATTTTCCAAGTCTGAAACCAGTTTGATAGCTGTCGTAGAAAGAAATTTATCAGTGTCAGCAATCGTTAAAAGCCATGAGACCATGTTTGGTTTATATAGTAGATATGAGTATAAGTTATCAATCATATGTTTCTTTCTTCTTTGTTATCAGAATCCAGCATAGCAGATGTATGGATCTCCAACTGTTCCAGAACCTCTGTTATTATTAATAGCATCTTGAATCATGCCATTGACATCATTGTAAGTGTGCCATAATCCAGGCGAAGTAGTCGTCGTGCAGCAATCACTAATATCTTTACTTGGCTGTGTCTTTTGAGTAAATACCGCATTACCACTATCGGTAACTGACATAAATGCCGAGTTGAATTTAATGCCCACCAATCTTTGTGAAAGAACCACACCACATGCCATAGTTGTTTCAGCAACACCATCAATTTGCATAACTGCTCCACCTGAACTATAAGTGTTGACATTAATCGTGATAGGAATAATTCCAGGGTCACAATATGGTTGTGTTCCCGTTCCATCCCAACAAGGAAGACATCCAGTATCGCAAGTTGGTTGACTTGAACAGCTTCCGTATCCACGAAGTTCTGCGTAGAAAAACGAACCTGGGTCAAGTGTTGGTGTTGGTGTCGGCGTAGCAGTAGCCGTAGGTGTCGGCGTTGGTGTGTCAGTAGGTATTGGAGTAGATGTAGGAGTTGGTGTAGGAGTTGCCGTAGGTTCAACTGGAGTAGGTGTTGGGGTAGGTGTAGCAGTAGCCGTAGGTGTAGGCGTTGGAGTGTCAGTAGGAACAACGGGTGTTGGAGTAGGCGTAGGAGTTGATGTTGCCGTTGGGGTTGGAGTAGCGGTAGCTGTAGGTGTTGGGGTTGGCGTAGCCGTTGGACCAACTGGCGTAGGAGTTGGTGTTGGTGTGTTTGTGGCGGTAGGTGTAGGCGTTGGAGTCGAAGTTGCTGTTGGTGTAGGCGTTGGTGTTGCTGTAGGACCAGGCGTAGGTGTAGGGGTTACGGTTGGAGTAGCCGTTGGAGTTGCTGTAGCGGTTGGCGTTGGAGTTGGGGTCGCAGTAGGTGCTGGAGTTGGAGTTGGTGTCGGAGGAATACAACACACACCCGTATTGTATGGGTCAGACAAATATGCACCCAAACCACAAATATTCAATGGAACAGTCAAATCTGTCGAATCACTTTGTAATGGATACTTGTTGATAAAATAACTACCAGACAATATCAAATTGTAATTTCCATCATCTATAACGTTCGCAATGATATCACCACTTTGATTGTTTATCACCAACGTAGTTGGTCTAATTTTGTCACCCGCTTGATTGATGGTTAGATTGAAAACAGAAATATTGTTGGTCAAACTACTGGTCATCAATGAATTGTCATAACCATCGATGCCAAAAATGTTGTAAGCATTGTTGTAGTTGTTATAATACATCTTTTTGATGGTATTATACACTTGACGTTGATATGTTCCGTCCAAGTTTTGTGGATTTGTAGCAGGATTATAATCAGCACTACCACTTGGATAAAATACTGAACTAGAAGGAACGTATATACCAATTTGAAGGTTTATGTTGTCTTCAAATTGAGTTGTTCCCAAGAAACCATCAATACTTTTTTGTGTGCAACTTCCCGACAGATTATCATCACATGCTACTATCGGAATGATCAATGGAAATGTTTCGTCACCCTCGTTTGCTATGATTATGTCATTAAACACACTGTTCAACTCTTGTGGTTTAGCAAGAGTGAACGGAGTTAGTATGATGTCTTGATTTCTAAAAAACTTGATCATCCTAATATAAATAGGATTGTATTAGAAATCGATACGGACTTTTATGAGTAGTTCGCTATCAAAACTCTTCTGAACTGGTCTGCTGATCTTACCAATAGCTAACAATTCGTTGTTAGAGTTGTATAAACCCACACTAGTAATGTAGGTTCTAGGGTTATTGATCAAATCTTGATAAATAATTGTTCCCTTTGTGAGACCGTCAGTTCCATCCGATACAAAAGTAGGATTGTTACTGTAGTTGAACTCTTTATTCTTTACACGAACGAAGTAATTTGTTGATGGAACAAACTCACTCTTACGTGCTGCCATAGTCTTGTTACTAAGCTTAATAGCATTGAAAAAGTCACGTTGCCACAAACGAGCTATTGATTGAACAGAATTTGCACCAATATAACTACTCAAATTTGACAAACGTTGGTTAATATACGTTCCGTGTGTAAATCCAACTTGAGCATTTGTCTTGGTAGCATTGAAAACCACGATACCATTTGAAGGATAGAACAAACCAATACCAGCATATACTGGACTTCCATTCTTAAGATATGGAGTAGCCACACCTTGAATAACAGAACCAGAAATCAAATTGTATACATTTTGTTGTTTATTGATAACTTGTGAATCGTCAATATACGAGAAAGATCCACTAGATCCAGACAAATTGATTTGAATTTGACCTGGGTCCAATTGATCCTTGATCTTGTCCGAAGAAAAATTCATGACAAAGATATTTTCACTGTCAACTGGTGTTGTTACACTACCAGAAGCAAACGAGAACAATTGGTCACCTGGTTGCAACAATGTGTTCTTGTATTGAGAATAAATTACCTTGGTTTCGTGAGTCAACACGTTTATCGAAGATGATCCGTTAAACACGGAACTACCACTGGTTTCATAGTCACCGTAAGCAATAGCAAAATAAGTTTCGCCATCCAATAAAACATTCAAGTAATATTGTCCGTTCTTAACATCAAATGGTGATGATCCAGTAAGATTATTTGCTTGTGTGGGAGATGTAGTAAATCTGGATTGAGTTACATACAAACTACCTGTTCCGAATAATCCAGAAGATACTTGGTTTATTCTACCCGCTACGATGTCATCACTTGTAAATTGACTAAATATCATAATTCAGTTTATGTTGTTGTTGGGACTTTAACAGTAACAGTAATCGACGTATTTCCGCCACTCTCATTACCTATGATAGTGATATTTGTGGTGGTTGTCTTGGACAAAGAAGCATTTGGAACGAATCTAAACTTGTTTCCTACTACCACTTGAGATGTCTGAGATGCCAAATCGCCGGAGAAAGAAGGAACTGTTGCAGTGGTTGAGTTTAGACTGTTGGTTTCTGTTACGATCAATGTTCCAACATTCTTGTTTGCCAAAATTGCGGTATATCCAAGAGTGACGTTGTAAGTTGGGTTTGTGCTTGGGCTGATACTGATATCACCAGTATAGTCTCTATCTACCGTAATTACCGATTGTGCCACGCTGATCGTAGGAACGGCAGTAACACCTTGATTGAGTGTCACCAACTTATACTTCATCAACTGTGATTCATCGGTGATGGGTTCCATTACTGGAGTATTACGAATTGCGATATCGTAATAAGCACTTCCCATCGGATGATCTGGGTTAAACTGTGTGTAGTCGATTTCGTCATCTGCGAGAGCAAATGCTGTAATGTTTAATCCACCAGTTTTCGCTAGGATTTCACGACCTTTCTTGGTCAAGACCGCGTTAATCGTGATCACATTGTTGTCTAAGTATGCCATATATAAATAATTATCAAGGATTTTATGTTTTACATCAAAATTGATATTATAAATTCATGATGTATTTGTCCAAACTTGCACTAGTTTCCATAGAAGCTGTCAATGGTAACTGAACAAATAGATTGTTTGGATCTCCAGTAGACCCCGTTGTGGTGCCATATACTGGGAAATCACTACTACTGATGTTGAGACTCAAATAGCCAGGTATTGTAGTGACTGGACTAGATCCATTTGGAAGTCCTTTACGGTTCACAGTTGTGGTAGAATCATTCTTACCCTTAATGTAAGTATAATATGTCAACTGTGCTGGAGCAAACACCTTAACACCATTGTTTAGACTAAAATTAGATCCACTCACCGCAATATACTTTTGGCGAGAACCAGGCATCATAATCTTACTCAAGTGTCTTGGAGAATATCCAGTGTTTCCTTCACCTCTATAAACATTGGTAAATACAGATGACCCAGTTACAGATCCCGATCCAATGACTTCTACTGTATTGAAACTAGAAGTGAATGTTACTATGTTACCATTATCATTTACCATTTGATAATACTCATTGTCTGGAACGTTATATGTGTTTCTAACGTGATAACCATTAGAATCAACGTTGATATACTTTCCATACTTTGCGTAGATGAAATCTCGACTATCAATTGACGGAGGTATTTCTAAACGTTGGTAGTTATATTGATTTCTATCTGTATCATATGTTGTAATTGACTCGACCGTAATATTCATAGGACTGCCGGTTGTGAATATAGGAGTCAATTCAGCAGCATTGTTAAAATAAATACTAGACGTATACAATCCACTTACATTGTATGAGATGTCCTTGTAATTGAACTTCTTTCTTTCAAGAATAGATGGTTCAATCAACAAACCTGTTTTTATTGAAGCACGGTTTGGAACCACATTCTTGACATAATCAAAAATTGAGAAGTCAATATACAACTTGTAGGTTGTGTAGAACTCTTGAGGGTAAATATACTTAATACTTGACGATGGAAGTGAAGCAAATTCCCTCAGTCTCAAGTCCAACTCTGGATAATTTTGACTGGTTAGGTATTTTGGATCACCAATAATATCAGTGATACCTTCTTTACCCAAAAAGTTTTCCATCTTGGATTCCAAGTATGTGTATGGACTGATATAGAATCCCACAACGTTACTGTCACTACCTACGATGTCATTGGTCTTTGTAGAATAGTCATAAGGAACAAGATTTGATGTAGCAAATTCATCAATCTTGTTTATCTTCACATTGTTCTTATAGTTTGGACCAAATCGATTTGAATTGATTGCTTGATTTACAACAACCTTATCAAATTGATATGGAAACTCTGACACATACGCTGGAGCACATGATGGATATGGTTGAGTTACAGATTCTCCAGTAAAGTTTGAAGCGGTAAACCAAGTGTCATAGTAAGTGTTTCTATTTGGTATACCAACTTGTGTCGAAGAAATAACCAAAGAAGCACTTACAACCGAGTCCAAAGGCGTATTAACAGATGAACTTGCTGCCCATAATTGCATTGGAGTATCAAAACTCCACAAGTAAAGCAAATTGTAATACAATGCTGCCTTGTCTGGAATTGATATAGAATCGAGATTGTAACTATGTTCATCGAAGTCAGACAAACTCAATGGATCACGGAAAACCTTTATCTTATCGATGTTTCCATCAAACTCAATATTGTTGTTATATGTGGTATTGTAATTACCAACATAATAGCTACCACTTGAGAAATAATTGTTTTGATTGTAGTTAATTACCTTGGTCTTTATACTACTGAAATTCTTCAACGAACCATCATACTGATTGACTGCAAATGTATATGTGTTAGGAACATACTTTTCAGCTGCCGATGATGTGAGTGATGATGTAAACACGGTAATACTACCATAAGTGTTTGTGTCCGTGTTTTGTTCTGGTGTGATACTATCATATTCATAATCAGCTTTAATATCACGGGATATCATGAATGTGAATATGTTACCATTCAAATATGGCAACTCATCCAACTTGATACTTGATGTGGCATTCGATTCAGGTGGATGTAGATCATAAATCAACACACCAGACTCAGCTTGTTGTGTTTTTCTGATATAAACTTCCCAGTCAATTTTGTTGTTTCTGATCTTTCTTACAATAGGAATCTTATCGTTGAAATTGTAGTCTTTTGATTTGAATCTAAACGAAGCTTCAAAAGTATCATATCCACGAAACTCTTCTGTTTGTGATCTTGAAGATGTAAATGTGTTTGCCTGAGATCCACTGTAATATAAAGGATCACCTACCACAGAAACATATTCTGGGTCTGTGTAATCAAACTTTATGTATCTACCATCTTTGATTCTGGTCAAATAAATGATATCTTCAAAGTCATAATAATTTTGACGATTTACATTTACATCTGTGCTTCCATATTCACGAAGTTGAATCAACTCAGAAGGTATACCAAACAATGATCTGATCAAATCCAATGATGTTGAAGTTCCTTTTGTCTTGTAGATATAAGGAAGGTTGTTAGCAAATCTATTTAAGATCTTCTTACCGTAGTCAAAATAAGAACTTGATAGTGAACTAGATATCTCAGTGTTGTCGAACAAGTATTGAGAAATACCACTATTTTGAAACTTGAAGTTGTTTGTATTCCAGCTGAACGAATTCAATAACTCATCCAAGAAGTTCTTTGGATAATCACTGAGTTCAGATACTCCGAGAGGATATGTCTTTGGAAACTTTTTGATGTAGACCAAAATGTTATCAAAGAAATGACCCACCATCGAAGTGAACTTCAAATAATCAACAGACTGACTGTCTTCACGAATATATTCTGGTAGTTGATTTAGTAAACTGTCTACATTGTTTTGGTCATATGAAATACCATCTTCAATCTTATCATCGATGCTAGAAGTATTGAAGAACAAATATGACTCATACTCATCAAGGGAGTTTAGTATGTCAATTTGAGATTGAGTAATACGATCTATATCTGTTTCATATGTAGCACGTATAGTCAATGCTGAAGAACTAGCTGCTGTATGAACTTGAGCCTTCTGAGTTTCTAACTTGTTGTAATCAGAAATCTTGTTCTTGGCAATCTTGGTTCTAAGTTCAGCTGATGAGTAAACTATGAAGTTTGCAAAGTTATCATAATCAATCAACAAATCATTGATTCTTTGTTTTAGTCTTGACTGTGCTGCAAATAGTGTATTTACATCGTGGTCAGAATACTTTTGATTGATAGGGTCAGCAGTATCTACGTTAACCGTAAAATTAACACCGTTTAGAGATACGTTGCGTTTTACAGCCTCCGCAAATAGATTTACCTTGAAGTAAATAGGAGCAATTGAAATATTAGAAATCCAACATGTGGTTCTAATATCATATTCCAAAGGCAACGGATCAGACAACTTGACCTGAACATTTACACGACCATCAATTGGGTTGAAGTAATTTGTGTGAGTCAAAATTTGAACCAAATTACCATTGTCAAAATTCAATGCATTTTTGTATAGACCAAAATACTTGTTAGCATACTCGGTCAAAAGCAAAGTTGTTTGAGTTTCCAACCAGTCGGTGTAGATAATCTTGACAAACAAGTCCAATATACCCTGCAATTGTATTTGGTTGATCGATGTCTTTTGTAGAATTCTATCTTGAGAAACTTTGGTTACAATCGTCTTGAATGCCAACAAGATTTCGTCAGCACTAAACTCGGTTGAATTGTATGTGTATGTAAAGTTCTTGATTTGGTCATCAATACCAATGAACTTTGAAGCTTGTTGAATCGACTCATCGTTAGCCGAAAGTGTAATTACTTTATCAAAGCCAACATAGGTCTGAATGATAAACTCTTGAAGTTCAGCTGCATTTTGAAGACCCAAACTTTGAGCAATTGCATTGTAATTGTAGTTGACAGAATTGCGAACAAACGTCTCTGAGATTGGATTGTTGTCAACAATTTGGTTGATGAACGAAGATATCTGTAGGAACAAATACTTCTTATCAGCAAATGCTGACACCTTTACAGCATCCAGTGCATTCTGTGGTGTCAATGTGGTATTGAATGCAAACGATAAACGCAATTCAGTTCTACTTGGAGAAATTTCCTTGATTACAAGTCGGTTTTGGTTGTTACCAGCAACGTTTCTAACAAAGTTGTAGAGAACATAATACAAACCAGGTGCAACTTGTGTCTGTCTAAGAACGTCTTGGGTATCAATCAAGATGTCATTATTGAACTTTGCGTAGTTTGTAAAAGGTTGCGCAAAGTTGTAATATGTCAACTTGTTGTTGATATCACGATACGAACCTTGGACCACCGAATAAGACACGGTTGGAACAACTCTATTGAAAGCAATACTTTCTTGAGAACTGTTGTAAAGACTGAATTCAATGATGTCACTGTCTGACGTTCCAAAGAAACGTTCACGGTCCAGATACTTTTGTTCATACAGTTCTTGTAGATCTGGGGTAAAATATGAACCACTAGCTATTCCAGTGTTTAACGTCGTCTCATCAAAATTTAGATAACTATATGGCATATTATGATGTTAATGGTAAAAATGGAAAGTCGTCACTAAAGTCAGATGGAACATTTCCTTGACCCAACTTGATTCTTAGATCGATAATTTCAGTCTTCATTGCTGCTATGACTTGTTTATCGTCGTTGAGTTCATACTTTTCAACCAAAGAGTTCACAGTCTCATTGAGAATTCTGTTTTCGGCAATGGCTTCATTATATTGTTGTAAAATAGTATTGATATCTTGTGCTTGCTCTTGTTGAGTAGTTTGCAATTCATTAAACCCAATCGAATTGGTATCCAAAACTTTGTCTGGATTGTATTCTAGTGTTTTTAATGTGATATCTGTATAGTAAAACTTACCTTCGTCGGTCTTATTATCATTATAAATGAGTTGAAAGTTTCCGAATGAATCAATGTTGTTCGGAAACTGACCAAGATCCTTAAAAGTCTGTAACTGTTTAAGACCTACTGTATATTCTACTACTATATCAGCCATATTATCTTACAATTTGGAATACCTTGTCGGTGTCCACAATGTCCACCGTTCCATCTGGATACTCCGCCTTTATAAATATCTTGAAATATCTTTCTTGTGGCAATCCAGTGGTATCAAACTTAAAATAATTTCCTTGGTTAGGGTCACAGCTGAGTTTAGAATATTCATCAAAGTCTATAAAAACCTGACCGGATTCAGCATCAGTTATTTGATAATATGATGAAGTAGGTAGGTATTTAGGTGTTACCATCACAGGTTGTTGATATGCTTTTTGGAAGTTCTTGAGAGGGTATTGATCTCTTGCGAACACAAATACTTTTGGTAAACTACCAGCCTTATACGTGTCTTTTAACTGTTGTAGAGTAATTAAGTTCTCAATAGAACCAGTCACAGGTGCTAAACTACCCGTATTGAATGTAGTATCATCCCAAGCAACATCGATGTATGGACTATAGATTGTATTGGTTTCTTTACTGAAGAACTGTAACAATCCATTGGTCTTACCAACCGGTGGAACAGTCAACTCCAACGAAGACAACAGTATGATTCCGTTGTTTGGAATACATCCACAAATCCAAGAACGAACTATGTTGGTAACATCCATGGTTATGTCGCCTTGTTGACCGAGAGTATATGATTGACTGCAAATCAAACTTGAACCACTCAATGATGGGAATGCAGACGATGAACAGAACCAGAAGTTTACATCACTATATGTAGACGGAACATCATAATACCAAGTTCCTCCACCATTTTCAAAGCTGGCTGTCTTATAAGAAGATGTCAACAAGTAATCGATTTGTTGGTAAGAACCAGTAAATGGCACATACCAAGCATTGCTTCCAGAGTAATCTCTAAAATTCCAACTTGCACCCATTGTGGTTCCACCATCTGCCCATCTACCATTACCATTGTCCCAACTTTGACTTACTGGGTAAGCATAAATTGTGTAGTTGAGTGGTAGATTTCTTTGTCCACAAGCAGTCAAATTCAAAGTGAACTTTATGTTTGAACTAGACAATTCATTGTTTGCTATAGAAGCACTGATGTTGGTAATATCAAACTGAACCACAGTTCTTGAAAACTCAGGTCTCAACAAATAGTATACAGATGTTGGAGGAGTTATAGAACCACTGTAATAACCACGGAAATACCCTTGGAAATTTTCAACATCCAAATAGTAACTGGTGCTAGACGTTTCAGTAGATATAACTCCAACAAATTGAGAACCAGTTACACTACCATCGAATGTTCCATTTTGAATGCAAAGTGGTCCAGGTCCAGTGCAAGATGTTCCAAATAGTTTTCCTGAGAATCCACCAACACTACCACTACCAATTAATGACTGTGTTAGTGGTGAAGTTGTGTAGGTTACACCATTGACATCTAGGTTTGTGAACGATGATCCGCTGTAAACAATTCCACTGAAACTTCCCGTTGAAATTTGACCATTCACGGTTACATTGCTCAAGAAGTTATAGCTACCACTAAATGACCCAGAAGCAAAATCTGACGAACCAGACACATATAGTGAGACAAAAGGACTTACGTTTATATTTGAGAATATGCCAGTGAATGAAGCAATTGCAATTGCAGATTCGACCACAGATGTTGCGAGTGGGTATTCTCTCCAAAGACTTCCAGAGTAAACATAGAAACTAGATGTTGTGTAAGCCAACCAACCTTCGTTACCATATGACGAACTGTTTTGTGGAGGGGTTCTCCAAATTGGATCTGTGTATACCAACTTGTTACCATCGTTGCTAGCATACACCTCCAAAATTTCGTCTATACCAAAGTTTTTGTTTTTGTAAACTTTGGCGTTATTGATGTAGGTGTCTTGAGATGGATAAATAAATGTGTGCATATTATACCACTAATCCTTTAATGTCGGTATCTGGAAACTTGACTTCAAATATTGAAGGGTCTTTTGATGGATATACGATATTGTTCTGTGTAGCAATATCGATATTATAAGCTATAGGCGAATATTGAACTCCATCAGTATCATAAGTCAAATTTTTGATTGTAACTTCGGTCACAGATTGAACACCTTCGTTTTTCATTATTTCAAAGGTTAATTGACTTAAATTGATTGGTTGATTAAATCCCCAGTTGTCAATATTGAAAAATGCTTGAACAGATGCAATACATTCATTCAACACATCACGTTTGTTGAAACCAGCAAAGACTGTGATCTTGAATTCAACGCCGATATTGATAATGTATCCGTCAATCACATTGAATCTATCAGTCAAAATCTTGTATTGACTCAAGTAGTTCTTCAAATTCAAAAGTGTTGCTTCGTTACATGGAGTGAGTTTCTTATCACTGTTGTATCCTAGAATATACAAGTTGTTTGTGAATGGATTGTTTGACTCCAAAAACTTTCTACGATCAAGTGGATTCAATGGGTTCAAATTCAACAACTCATTTTGAGCAGCTGAACCTGTGATAACACCACTAATCAATCCAGTATATGCAATTTGTCTAGTAGCATTTGATTGAACGAACGCTTTAGCTATACTACCAAATTGTGGACTCATTGCGTATACACGAAGAAGTATGTCCTCCTCAGTTACGATACGATTTTGAGATGAAAAATTTGCAATAGCATTTTGACGTATTTCTTCGTCGGTTTCTGGACCATCTCCACCAGTTGCTGCAAGTGGGTTGTTTACTCTCAAAGAGTTCTTGATATTATTGAACAATGTAACTTGACTATCTGTTAATCCAGTAATATCGTTCATCAATCCGACCGCACTAATTGTATTGATTTCTCCAGAGTTGACGTTAGAATTTACGCCGCCACCAACAATATAAGTGATGGTCAATATTGTGTTCGATGGAGATACACCATATGAATTGCTCTTCAACACGTTTGTTCCGTCCAAACTGATGTTAAGATTATCTAAATTAGACAAACCCACACCCACGTTTGAAGGATTTGGTATGATCACAGTGTTATCGAAGTTTTCAGTGTTTGCACCAAACTGAATGTATGTTGAATTGTTTTCATCAATCGTGGTGATAAAACGATTCTCGGTTCTCAAATACTTCAACAACTTAGGCGTTTCACCTCTATACTTCGACAAGGTTTGATTTGTTAATGGAACGTTGTCAACAGAAATTGGTATTGTTTCTTGTGCTAGATATTGAACTTCATAGTAATTGTTATTGTTACTATCAACTATACTTGCTACTTTCAATACATCGGTAGCGTCCAATTTAATTTCTAAAAATGGTGTTGCGGTTCCTACACTTACTTGTTTGACTACAAGTTTACCTGCATATGCTTTTGCAGTCTTTTTGATCAAGTAAAATAGTGGTGCTCCAGTTTCATCACGGTTATACACAGACACTTCTCTTGGTGAAAATACCGTGTCTTGACTAAAGTCTACACTTTCTTCAATCAAGAATGGAACTCCAGAAACACTGGACAATTCTGTGAATGGTTTCAATATCAAACAATAGGTGTCATCTGGAACATATTCACCGTCTATCTCGCCCACTCTTTTGGCTGGAACTAGTTGAAACAGTTCAAGATCAGTTGCAGCTGCTGATGTGACCTTTGGTTTGTATCCCAAATATCTAGCTTGGTTGATCAAGTTTCTTCTATCTGTGGCAAACTGAATAAAACTTTCCTTGAACTGTTGATCGGTATAATATGACAATATGTCACCAACATATGCGGCTTGTTCAATGAAAATTTGACCAGGCGAACTCTCACTAAAATCTCTATAACTTTGTGGGTAGTATTGTTTAGTGAAATCGATCAATTGTTGCTTCAAAGATGCAAAATCTCTATTAACGTAATTTACGTCTTTAGTATTTGCTCTAAAAGTCTTGTTAATTATTTGTGCCATTAGATTCTGTTATTAGTAAGTTCCACCTCAGTAGTAGAGGTAATCTTGTTATAAGTGAACACCACACTTATAAATATCGTATTTGCATCAGTATTTTCGTTTTGAGTGGATGCTATTTTTACCTTCACATCATTAACGATCACACCATTCAAAAATTTGTTGATATCACGTTGGACTACATCGACAATAATGCCTGGATTGACTTCCAATTCATTTTGTTGAAATAATAGGTAATACAATCCAGATCCAAACTCATTGTTGAATCGTCTTTCGCCTGGTTTGGTCAACAACAAGTTTCTTATGTTTGAAGATACTTGATCAATAGTAGCAGTATTGGTTTCAAAATATCCATCTTGACCCAATCTCAACGGTAACTTAAGCCCAAGTATCTGTTTAGCCATATGTTGTTATTTCTTTTCTCCACGCTTTTTATCAACAGCTTTCAGTAGTGATCTATAATCTCTGGTAACTGCTTGAGCAACCGCTTTTACTGGTTCTGGAGCATGTTCAGTCACAGATTCAGTCAACTTGTCAACAACACTTGGTTCGCCACTACCCATGATACTTGCCAACCCACCTTCTTGAGGCACACCACCAGTTGTTTCATTCAATATTTGATTCAATACTGGATTGCTAGTGTATTTGACAAACTTCTTTTTGTTTTGTGATTGTTCTACAGGCTGTTCCGTCACTGATTCACTCACCAAAGATGAAAATGATGGTGACGAATCTGATCTTGAAATTGATTCTTTAGAAAATGCTTCCAACAAGCAGTTTTTTACTTCTTCTCTGACAGCATTTCTTACTTCTTGACGAATGTATTCTTTAAGAGTATCTAGTTTCATATTATATAATTATTGTCCAAGTTTAGATTTTTGTAAATTTAATAGGTCTTCTGCTCCCTTTGTATTGGAAGGAGCCTTTATTTTGACCTTTTTGATACGTGGTGCAGACGGTGGTTTTGGTATTTTTGGCTTAGGCATACCTTTTTTGACTAAAGCTAGTTTAGCAGCCGCAGCACCAAGTGCTCCACCTGCAGCAGCTCCAATCAAAGCACCTTTACCACCTCCAGCCAAAGCACCTATTCCGCCTCCTAAACCAGCTCCTGCGAGTGTTCCACCACCCACACCACCCAAAGCTATACCACCACCTAAAGCAGCCCCAGATAGTCCTCCAATCAACGCACCTTGACCTCCACCAGCCAATGCACCAACTCCAGCACCAAGACCGCCACCAACCAATCCTCCAGTTGCCGCTTTAACCAGTGTGTTTGGAGGAGTTATGGCGTTGTTTGGACTCAAAGATCCAACATTACCATTTGATAAGTTGGTAAGTGCCGCATCAGCATTGGTTATGTTTGTAGGAACTGGATTAGCTGGTAAATCTGGTAGGTTTGGTTTAGGAACATCTGGTATTGCACTCTTTAGTTTATCTACAGCAGCAATCTTCTCAGTTGAACCAATATTACCCGTAGCTGGATCAACAAACTTAGTGTTACCAGCGATAGTTTCAGGTCTGTATTTATCTGGACTCCAATTCTCTCCGAGACCATCTTTGACAAACTTTGGTTTTTCTACAGTTGGAACTTTTGGAGTCTCTACTTTTATCTTACTATCAACTTCCAACTTAGATACTACATCAGTTCCAGTTGGAGTCTTGACTTGACTAACTGTAGATGAAATCGAATCTGTGGTAGTTGTCACAGAATCTTTGCCTGGTATCTTAAACTCACTTTGACCGGCACCATTTGGAAGTGCATCCAACTCAGCCGATGTCATTCTGGATCTAGGATCGTCTGATGCAAAACTTGTTCTTACAGTCACACCACCACCAGTCACAGTTTCCTTGGATGTGACTGTGTTGGTAGAAGTAACAGTGCTGGTAGTTACAGCATTAGGATCTGATATTGAAGATGTTGGAGTTTCATTGGCAGAATCCGACATCATTTTGTCAAGGTCGGCACTGTTCTTGTCCAACATTTTGTCTATGTCATCCTCTTTTTTATCCACCTCGGTCAAAGCCTTTGATGGGTCCAATTGTTTTGGTGTGGATGACGGCAACTTTATGTTGGGATTATCAACACTAGGTGCTTTATTTATTGTTCCATAGATGGTTTGAGATGGAGGACCAACCAAGGCTGGATCTGGGTCTGGAAGGAAACATGCTGGTATTTTATTTTTTGACCATGTTCCATCTTTAGTGTTGTCTTGAACCTCTTGATTGAGAGAATTCAACTCTTCAATATATTGTTTTTCACTAGACTTCGCGGCATCAATCTTTCCTTGCAACAAACTAGTTTCATATCTACGAACATTTTCAGAAACATCAAATACATACTCCAATAGTTTTGATGTCTGTAAATCTTTCAAACATGGCCACTTTGAATAGTATACTTTTCTAAAGACTGGACGTTGGTTTATGTTAACGATGATGTTTTGTTTATTTGAATTTGGTCCAGCATAACCAACGATTACTGGAGGTAGATTGTCTTTATTTGGAACATCTGGCAAAAGTTTACGGTCATTCAAATACTTGTATAATTCAGCATATGTTTTTGGACCCGTGTTTTGAATGTTTGCTATTCCAGTGGATGCGTCGAAGTATGAAAAAGATTGAAGAGGTGCGGTGGTGTCTTCAAAAGCATACATGATTCTTGCATTACCATCCAAGAAAATACCAGCACTCCAGTTGTTACCAGAGTCGGGTTGTAAGAATCCTAAAATGTCTACTAGTTTCTCTTCCATAATATCTTAATTTGTGAATTCAAACTCAATCTGAACTGGACCTTCTCTACGATTTCTACCCTTAAAGTCTCCTATAGCACCCTCACCAGTCACAGTATTGATTACTACTGGAGGAGCACATTCTGCACCGCTTCCCACTGGTTTCACACCGTTTGATCCAGGTGCATATCCACCACCAGTCAAATAAACACGACGACTCAAAGTCTTGTGTAGATTATCACGCAACAATTTTAGTGTTATCTGTTGAACGGGGATTTGTGTTTGGTCGGGATTAGCATCATTGGTATTTTCTTGAGTAATCTGACCAGCGTCATCATGACCGTGAGGATGAGGATGAACGTGATGATACCAATGAACGTGATCAAGTAACCAATTACAAAGATCATAAAGCCAATCAACAGTAGTTTGTCCGAGTAGTGCAGGTTCGTTTGTTTCTCCATATTGTCCTAAAAAGATCTGTGGAGCGTTTACACAAGCTACTCTGTTTGTGGTCAAAACAATTTGATCATTTGCATCAACGGTATAATCCGAATCTGTAGCAATGCCATAACGCTTTTTACTAAAATGTAGTGTTTCAGCAAATCGACTACTAAGAACAATTCTGTCAGTGTTCAATATTAGTTGATCGCCATTTAATGTTGGAAACTCAAAGTTTGAAGAGCCTGGCGGATTAAACTTAACTTGTTCTTCAGTTGGTTTTCTATCGTTTCTGGTAACTCCAAACATACTTTTATAAACAGTAGTTTTCCAATCACTTATTGGCGATCCACTGTTTATCTCAATTGTAGTTCCATCGTTGTTGATATCCTCTTCAATTTGTCCACCATAGTTTTTCTCACGTTCTGTTATGGGTGGAATTGGAGGCAACTTTGGATGTAGTTGTTGTGGTTTATCCAACGCGATATTTCTCTGACGGTTTCTTAGAATTATGCGAGGATTACCGTAACCACCGGCAACAGATTCTCTGAATAGATTAGAATTAATTGCATACGATGGATATTTTGATTTATCATTGCTTCTAATGTCGTCATAGGCTGTGAATCTTATTGATTGTCCGAATCTACTTTCAACAACTGTATCACCCTCAAACTTTCTTACACTACGAATAAATGGGTTCAATATAAAATAGTCACCCAAATATCCTACCTTTGTTATTGCTTTGAAGAATGGGTGTGAAATATAACTCTTTCTGAGAGTATCAGCATTTGCTGGAGTAGCACTAGTATTATCATTGCTTAAACCAGACTCAGTAACAAAGTCTACATTTGTTCCTACGAAATTGAAACGATTAAAAGGCTTTGTGTAGTAAAAATTACCACCAACCTTTATAACCATTACTTGTTCATTCAACAATGGAAACTGTGTTATGGTATTATCCAATGGTATAGCCCACGGTAATTTTTCAATCGGTGTTTTCTTTTCCAATTCTAAAATTCTTACCTTAGCACGACCAATAAAACTATAGTCCACATCATTACTGTTTGGAACATCATTCTTATAGTTTACAGGTATCTGTTGTGGATTTATCGTGATTGCTGGTCTTGAACTTGGATCGTCTGGACTCTTACTAAAGAATGGATGTTGGTCGTTAAGAATAACATCGACCACCACAGCCAATTGAAAATTTGGATTGTCGCCAATTCTATTTGAAGGGTCTGTGTTTCTACCAGACGGATTCTGATTGGTCACGTATCTGGAAATATCTGTTGATGAGTCTGCCATAATTAATCTTGTTTTGTGACCTTGGCAATTGACACCACATCCTCCATCAACTGTCTTCTTTCATCGTCGGATAGTATCATTGAATTTCCTTCACCACTAGCTTCACCTTTAGCAACCAACTTCTGAACGATAGAAGCCAATTTAACCAATTGTTCATCGTTCTTGACTCCAACGTCATAATAGTCTTTGATTAGAGGAACGATAATAACCGCATCATTTACAGTCTTAATCAAAGAACGTAGTTCAGAAATAAGAATGTCAATTTGATCCTTCTTACTTTCTGAGTTTTTCACTATGTCCTTACATAGACCAGAGAAGTTCTTTCCCTTGTATATCTCAAAGTTAGTATCCATACTCAATAAATAGAAAAAACCAATCGTTTTGTCGATTGGTTTTGTTTTTATACTATTTATTCTATCGAATCAGACTGTTCCACGATTCATATAATTCTTCATGACCGCAGTTTGATAACTCTTCATCTTATTCAATACCTTGGTAATTTGTTGAGTCTTACAATTGCTAATTTCACGAATATACAAATACAATGTCTTCTTGTTGAAACTTTCAATTCGATCACAGTTACGGAACAATTCAATCACCGCATAAGCAATGTTTAGATCCTTAGATTTACTAAAGATCTTGGTAATGTTCTTTTCCCAGTAATCAATCAACAAGTGCATCAACTCTTGAGTCTGAACATCTTTATGATGAGCATCCTCTGTTTGTAGACACACAGTATCTTCTGACGGAGTTTCACTGATATCAACGTGTTGGTTAAAACGCTTGTAGTTGTTATTGTTGTGGAAAATCAAATAGTTCTTAGCAACAATACTGAAATAACTGAATGCTTTTCCTTTACCAGCTTGGAACTTATGTATGTTAGCTACAAGATGTGCGACCGTTTCTTTTTGAACCTCAAGTGGACCATTGTCAAAATAAGTAAACTTGAATGTATTATAAATGTTTTCTACCAACTTTTCAAAACTAAACTTGATACGTTCATTATAGATGGTATTTCTAATATCAAAGTTTTCCTCTGCATTATACTCAATAATGGCTTCTTCTGTAGCCTTGCTAAAATAGATCTTCTCTTTCTTGTTTCTACCACGGCGTCTGACCTTCTTTGGTTCATCATCAAGTGTGACAGTATCATCGTCTACATCAATATCGGTCTCGGCCTTTGGGATAATATCAACATCACTGTCTCGTTTTACTTCAATCTCTATACGAGACTCTATGGGTTTATCATCCGATTTGATTTTGGTCTTTTTCTTGGCAACAGACTTTGGCTTCTTGATTTTTACATCATAAATAACCTTGAGTTTCTGTTTCTTCGTTTTTTTGGAAAGAACAGAATTGCTTTTCTTCTTAGAAGATAAGGTTTTACTTTTTGTTTTGTTCTTCATTACTGAGATTGTCGTCATTATCTGTTATCCTTTTATTACATTCTTCGACAATAGTTACCATTTCTTGGAAAAGAAAGCCAACATCGTCGTCTTTTTCAAAGATACCACGCTCATCAACACTTTTCAACTTTTTGTATACATTAGAGACAAGTTTTCTAAAATCAACGACCCATTGGCCAAGTTCTGTATTCAGCTTTTCAATGGTATCCAACTCAGATTCTAATACATCAATTCGTTCCAATGCCTTTTTGAGAGAAATGTAAAAAAAGACGGCAACGCCGATGGACAATATAAGGAGTGTAACTAATATAGTTGTGATCATAGTTCGTCGGTATCATCATCGAAATCTACAAACTCATTAATAAAGTCAATTGCTTCTTCTACAGCAGACCAATCATTATTTTCGTTTGCATCAAGAAGAATTCGACGCAGTTCTAAAAGCTCTTCGTTATTCATAGTTAACAGTAATATATAGTTAGACGTATGAAAAACGAATTTTTATTTTAGAAGCTAAACATTCTTCTCAATCCGCCAGTATTTATTCTCTTAACTTTCTCTACCACTTTTTCAACTGGCTTTTCGACTTCTCTAATTACTTCCGTTGGTTTTTCAACAATTTTTTCCACCTCAACTTGTTTTTCAACCTCTTTAATAACTTCCACTGGTTTTTCAACCTCAACAATTTTCTCAACAATTGTTTCAACAGGCTTTTCAACCTCAACAATTTTTTCAATCACTGTTGGCTTGACTTCTTGAACCGGTTCTTGAACTGGTTCTGGTTGGTCATACACTGATTTTTTCTTTTCTTCCTTATCTTTCTTCTTGTAAAGTTCGTATTCCTTGTCAGACTCTACTTCACGATAATTCTCAGACATGTTGTATGCCAACAATAAAACCACAGCAAGAGGATCGAATACAGTAATCAATACTATGATAAACCACTTCACAACGGTGTTAATATCAGAATTAAACTCCTTCGCAACAAACTTGAATGTAGTAATATCCTTCTTTTGACTATTGTCAATCTTCAACTTAAAAATTTCATCATCAATCTTAGTAGATTTTGCGGCAGCAGTCTTCAACTTTTCATTCTCATTTTCAATCTGCTTATTTAACCCCTCAATTTGTTCGTTGATTTGGTTTTGAAGCATTTGTAGTTGAACTGGGTTTCTAGCAATAAGAGCATTGGTCATACTTTCACCCAATCTTGACTCTTGACTACTTCTTAGTGCCAACAATTTGTCAATGGTTGATCTTACGTTGTCTAACTTTTTGGTCTCCTCTAATTTTTGAGCTTCCAAAGTTGTAATTTTTGTGTTTGCCAATTCGGTCTCCAACGAAGACTTTTGATAAGCAGCGGTCAAATATCCAAAGATACCCAACGAAGTAATACACATCAATACCACAACGGCAATAACCATATAAACCTTCATCAACTTGTTGGCAATATTCCAATATCTAAATAACCATGATGTAGTTACAAGCTTACCTAACTCCAATGAACTAGCCATGATCATAGCAGCAACAACTGCACCAGAAAATAATAGTCCGATACCATACACACTGAAGAACGCAGCACAACCTGCGATCAACATGGATGTGAACATTACTAGATGTTTAAATTTTATCATATATATAAATATCAATACAAATAAAAAACCCTCCACTTTAAATGGAGGGTGGAACATAACCAATTTACTGTATAATTATGTGATTTTGACCTTTTTACTGGTAGGAGGTGTAGGTTTAACCTTCTTTACAGTGACCGTCAACAATCCATTTTCAAACTTAGCAGACGGTGTGTCCTTATCAAACACATCACTCAACACAAAAGCACGCTTGAAACTACTGTGCTTCAATTCTTTACGAATGTAGGTGCGTTTGGTGTCACTGTCATCAATAGTCTTAGTCTTCTGACCACTGATAATCAACAGATTCTCCTCAATTTCAACACCAACCTCGTCACGATCAAGACCAGGAATCTCAGCTACAACCTCAATTCGATCTGAATAATCAATTACGTCTACACGGGGATAACTTTGCTTTTCGAAGAAACCCACACCAAAATCCTTTGTAAGTTCTGGGAAGGTATTTGCAAAAACCTCATCGAACAACTTGTCGAATGGGGTTACGAAATCGTCCTTAGAAGTAGGACGCAATGCAGGCACTTTATATCTAACAATACTCATATATTTCCTTTCTTTGTTATAATAATTCTATTGAACTTATTATCATAGCAACCTCACTCGAGCGTTGCCGTGACGGTAATTTACCATCAAGAATATATATTTGTCAAGATACGAAAAATCAATTTTTTACGATAGGAACCTTGAGTGGGAAATTGTGACCTATGACATTGGTTCCCATGACAAATCTCTGGTTTTCACAATTCAAGTGCATGTATTCTTCTTCTCCAAACAACAAGATATTGTCATCTACAGTTAATACTTCACCCTCGGTGCCTTCAAGTTTGTCACCCTTCTTAACTTCAGTCACAACCTTCCATACATCGTTACCAACATACCATTGATGACTGTCGTCTACATCAAAATCATTACCATTGATCGTGGTTCTGTAGATTGGTGCCTTGGCGATGTAAGCTACTGTGACCTTGTTCCACAAACCATCTTGTATGTCACGTAGATGCATACCAACTTGGATTTCTCTAGCAGGTATAAATCCACGTTCAAGAGTTTCCATCAATTGCCAAGCAGCTGGACATCCACCACCGCCACCACTTGGAGGAGGAGCAGCTACATAACATACTGATTTGTCTAAAGTTGCAGATACCTGACCTTGCAACACGGTTGGGCTTGGAGATGTTGCAAAAGATGCCGCAAATGTAGCACGTGCTGAAAAACTTGAACTTTGATATGATTGATTATAATATGGTAAACCAAATCCATATTGAACAATTTGTGTCGCACCAGGTGCTAAAGTAAACGTAGATGGACTGAATGTTGGCAACAATTGTGCAATACCAGCTGGTGCGGCATACAAAGATTGATTGTTTGCCAAATTTATCCAATCAGCATTTAGTGTGTATGTAGCGTTATAAGCATTTGTAGAAGGATTTGTGAAAATCGCACTACCACTGAACCTCACTTGTGATGGGGTAGTCGGATTGTTTGTCACTTGTGCTGGTGTGCCACATCTTTGAGTAACTGATGTATTTGAAATAGTAATTGATGGAGCTGATCCACAAGAAGACGCACTTGGATCTGAAATAGTAGAAACCGCAAGACTAGCATTTCCAGTGGTTGTCGTAGCATCAGAAATAGCATATGAATATGGTAGTGTTGCCGTTCCTCCAGAAGCAGAAACATATCCGGCAAAATATCTTCCTCCATTTACAACATTTGCTATAAATCCTTCTACTGTAAAAGTTCTGGTGCCACCAGATGGCCACGATGTAGATATTATTCTTGAAAATCCACTGAGTGTATATGTCTCAGGGGTGTTGATCAATGTTGATAAAAAATTACATACAAAATTCAAATCTTGACGTTGAAGACTTGATATAGCACTACTAGCATTGATTGATGCTTTGGTCGAATCAATTGCTGTTTGAAAGTTTGTTGTATTGTTGGATTGAAACAATGTTGTTGGACTTGTTGTAGATGTTGATGCACAAGTTCCAGTGAATACACTAGATGTAAATGCGTTAGAAACTACATCTTTCAATACAATTTTATAGATGTTGTTACTGGTGAGATTTGAAATATATTCATCCGAATCATTTGGTCTTACATATGAATATTGTAGTCTAAAATCTGACCCTGGAGAAGCTGCTGGTTTTGAATAAACAGCATATCTGTATACTCTACTAGACGTTTCTCTAGTTAAGAAATTTGCGTTTGGCACCACACTATCTGGATAAAAATTTGTATACCAAACTCCTTGATTAACTCCATATTCTTGTATAGATGCACTTAAAAAATTACCTCCATAAAACTCACTCATTCTGGCATCAGCCAAATCATTGAGGGTCACCAATCCTATACCAATTCCCAAAGCATTTTGAGTGTCTGTTACTGGATCACCCGTGTTTCTCATCAACAACCCCAACGACGAAGACAAAGAAATATTTTGAGTCGGAGGTGTTCCAACAACATTGTCTATCAAATTGTTAATAGAACCATATGGTGTTCCCGTTGTGAGTTGGGAAAATGCAATTGGACCTGATCTATTTAGTCTTGTTATAGCAGACATAAATTATTTGTCTTCCAAGGCAGATACACGCTCTTGTAGATCTTCTATCAATGTTTGTTGTTCTTGAACAGTTTTGATCAACAATGATACAAACGAATTGTATTTAACTGCTTTAAATCCGTTCATATCTTCTTTGACAAACTCTGGGAACACATCTTCAACTTCTTGAGCAATCAAACCAAAATCTGATTGTTCAGTGTTGTTCCAAACAAATGAAACTGGATTCAAAGATGACAATTTTCCAATTGCGTCTTCGATTGGTTCAATATCATCCTTCAATCGTGCATCTGATGAAGCAAATGTTGAATATGCCACGATATCACCACGAACATCAAGTTGACCACTGCCGCTAACTCTCATTAACTTTGTGTAAGAGCTACCAGATGTGACCAAGAATACGTTGCGATGTGGAATGTAAGTATTAAGTTGACTTACATTGTCAGCATAGTATTGAGGCCAACCAAATGAACTACTCAAATGAACGTGTAATTGAGCCTGAACATTGTTGGTTTGTGGGAAGTGTCCAACACCTACAAGACGACCACGAACACCAAATGATGTCCATCCATATATACCTTTCTTAGCAGCAGTATTTGGATTCCAGTATCCGTCTTTTTCACTTGCAGAAACAAAACTGGTATTTCCATCATACGAACCAGAATAATATATTGCAAAATTTGCACCGGTTCTTATGTAGCTGGAACCAGGTTGCAACCCAATATCATACATGTAATTAATTCCAGCAGCAGATGCTGAGAACTGAATAAACTGTTGACCAATGTAGTTATTTACTGCCAATGGTCTATACAACGTAACTCTACCAGTTGCGGCTGGGTATGCTCCTGACAATCCAAACCCAGCGACGGTTCCCGTGGTATTACGACGCAACCAATCAGAACCGGCTACTTCAGCTGAATTTTTCCAATATGCGTAGTAATCTGTAGTGCCTGACCCAGATGCGTAACCCTCAACATATGAAGCAGTCTCGGTAGTTACGGCATTTGTAGCCCAACTTGATGTTCCAACAAGATCTCCGGTGTGGTCGCCTACAAAACTACCAGTAAAACTACCAGTGTGTCTTCCTATAAAACTACCGGTAAAACTACCGGTGTAACTACCGTCGAGGTCACTTATATATGACACCAAATCACCAATTGTTGTTTTTCGAGAATAGTAGTTTGGTGAATCATTCTGAATCAACAACAGATAATCATTTGATTGAATTGCTCTGGATGGAGATGCTAAAGAGCTTATCTTGATTGTCTGGACGTTTAAACTGTTACATGGACTTGACATATGTTAATAAATATCGTATTGTTTCTTTTATACTTTAAATTTAGCTACCGTAGTATGGCGATTTACCAACAATACCCGTCAACGAAGAGTTATTAACACGATTCCACGACCAGAACAATTCTTGACCAGTTGTAGTATCATATTCCAAACTGTATGTTTCCCAATTAGAATCAGTCCAGTAATTAGAACCTTGTTGTGGGATTGTAATTGTCTTTTCGTAGGTTAATTGAGCTGATCTACCAGTTTCAGCTGTTGCCCACCATGCACCAATGTCGTTACTGCTATACAAATTCAAGTTGTATACATCACACATACCACTATTATTATTTATGCAGTATAATCTACGTTTAATTGGATTATATATGTTGGTTATGGTGTTGTAGTTTGTCAAACCATTAATACCTTGAAGTGTCGAATAGTTAATTATGTTGTTATTGTTTAACAAATTCAACGCACTTCCAACCGCGGCATAAGTGTATGCCGATCCATTCCAATATACCTTATACATGGTAAGATTATTGGCATTATTGACAGATCCAGCTTGATACGAATCTGGCAACAAATAGAACGTAGGATGTAAGTTATCGGATGCATCCACAAATACACATCTATATCTAAAAAAGTTAGTTCCAGATGAATATTGTTGATGTGTTGGTGATCCCGTGGTCAATCCACCAATCACGTTAATGTAATTGTTTGTGTCTGTGAATACGATACAATCTTCTGTGACACCTTGATTGTTAAAGTTGTGTAGTGCCATGTGACCGCCTTGAAACGATCTACCCAAAGTGCCACCGTCCAATATTTTTGTTACAGCATTTGTGTTTTGATTTAGTCTGAACAAATATCCGTTGTTGGTGAAGTTAACTTGATTATAGAAAATGTAATCTTGATAAGTTATAGCTCCAATTGGATATCTGACTGCAAATGCATTTGGAGTTTGTGGTCCATAACCAAACGTTCCGTTGATATTGCCGTCAACAGTAAGATCACCAGCAATGTATGTATCTCCAGCATTTGAACCAGAAGCACCCACACTGAAAATTGGAGCGTAACTACTAGAACCATAGTCTACATAAATTGCATACTCAGGCAACTTCACAGTTCCAGTCAAAGCTTGTCCCGTGACTTTACCAACGTGTGCTTTGCTTGAACTAAAACATCTGATACTAAACTTACCAAGCAACGTAGGATTGGTATCAGCTGATGTAGGTGGTTGGAAACCAATACCAATAGATCCTTCTCTTGATGGAGTGTTTGATGCTAGATATGGCCAGAAATAATATCCAGATCTTCTACTTACAAGACCGTAAGTTTCGGTAGCACTACCTACAGCTGTTCTGGTTGAAGAAGAAAATTCTGCACTACCAAGTGGAGCAATAAATGTCAAACTTCCACTATTGATCGATCCAATCGTATATCCAGAAATGTTTGGATAGTTGATTAGATTCTTTGCATTATTTAAATTATAGAACGAGATCAATGATTGATTTTGTCCATTATATCCTCTGGATGCTACTCTCAATCCGTTCAAATATCTTGATGAAGATATCTCCAACAATTGATAATTACCAAGGCCTGTGCCATTTGTAATTCGTTTCATTCCCACATTTGACGCAACCACAGACTGTGAGAAAAATGCAATATTGAAACTGCCACTACCATTTCCAAGACCAACTCCGTCAACTTCATCTGTAGCAGCTGATTTTAAAGCATAACTTGCACTGACAGCTGTTGTAGGAGTATTGATTACGTTTAATGCACTTCCAGCAAAAACCGCATATGATGCCGAACCATTATTTATACTGTATTCTAAATATGATGCGGTTTTCGCCACTTGTGTTTGACTAGCACTAAGAGCATATGAAGCGGACGTAGCGGTATCAGCAAAAACAACATTTGTAGAACATGTAAATGCATTTGTAGCAACATGTGCATATGATGCAGATTTTGCCCTTGATGCATAACTAGAAGTTCCAGTAAATTGAGCATCTTTTGCTGGACCGGCACCATTCTCCAATACTTTATTACCAGTTGCAGAATATACATCTCCATACAACCCACCAAAAAAGTTGCCTGTAACTGTAGCTACTAAGTTGGTAATTCTTCCGTATGATGCCGTGATAGGACTGTTGAACTCAGTATTACCATTAATCAACACCGAACTACCTTCCAAGAAAAGTGTGTTGGTCACAGTAATACTACCTTCATTACTGACTGCATCAAATATGTTGGTTCTTATATAGACTTGATTGCCGAGAGCTCCGTCATAGTATGTGTTTATTGAAGGTAAACCACTTGGTCCCACACCCAATTTTGTCAAACCATAAGAAGTTAAAGTATGTGAAGATGAAACGTAAAAAGACCCAGTAAATTCAACTGTGCTTGGTGGTGCCGAAAATATAGAGTTGACCAAATTACTGAACGTTATCTTTTTGGTCACATCACTAGTTACGTCCTGAATTATCAGGAAATCACCAGCCCTACTACCTGTTGTTTCTGGTAGGGCTGGGATTGGTCTCGCTTTATTTGTTAATACTGCCATATGTTATAAATATAATTATCAATCAGGTAAACTTTTTGAGTTTTTTTAATATAAATTTGACAAGACCACTTCTCACTACATCATCTTCGTCAAACCTGAATATATGGATGCCATTCTCACGACTTTCTGCGTCGTCGAACACATTCATAATGGCAGTCAAACCACTCTTACCGTTGATATCACTTTGATCTGGGTCACCACAAACATACAACTTACTGAATTCACCTACTCTTGTGACCAAAGTGATTAGTTCCTTCTTGGTCATGTTTTGTGCTTCGTCGGCAACTATACATTTAGCATTCCAGTTTAGACCACGAAGAAAGTTAACTGGTGCTCCATGGATACGTTCTTCCTTTTTAAGCTTTTCGATGTCATGTTTAGGCAACATTTCTTCAAGCTTATCAACGAGTGGTTGTATATATGGACTCATCTTGTCGTCCATTTCACCAGGCAAAAATCCCAACTTGCTGTCACTGCTTTCGACAGCTGTTCTGATATAAATCAGTTCGCTTACACGTTTATCATTAATAAGATGTAAACCGGCAAGAATTGCAGTGTATGTTTTTGATGTTCCGGCTGGACCGGCTACAAATACTAGTTTTGTGTTTTTGTCTCGTAATACTTCTATGAGCTGTTTTTGTTTTTCAGTTAAGTCTACACTTTTAATTTGGATTGAGTCCCTTATTTTTGGATTTTGGGGAACTTTTGGACTTGTGTCTTTTTTCTTGCTCATTAGGTTTTTCTTGGTTAATTATCTTTTGAAGGTTCAAAACACGTTCACAGAATTCATATTGTTCCGTGTTAATATAGTAGTTGTAAATGTTGTCCAAGTTCTCTTTGAACGTAGATATATTCAAAACCACTATAAAATCAGTTTTACTGAAATTGAAAACCTCAACATTTGATAAATTGTTTTTTAATGCAAATTCTATGGCGGTGACAACTTGTTCTGTCAACTCCGATTTATGCTTTATAACAAACTCCTCCATCGACTTAAACTCCGATGGTATCATTTTTGGTTGAAACCTCTTTGCCATGTTAATAAATATCTACCGCAAAAATAATAAGGGCGCCATAATTTTGGCGCCCTCATCATTTAACCAAGTTGTATCTACTATTTATTAGACAGCTTTCTTCTTACCCGTCTTGCCTTTGACCTTCTTCGTCTCACTAGACTTCTCTGGTGTTTGTGCTGTATCTCCGCTAGTCAATTGAGCAAGTCTAAACTTTGCCGTGGATCTCCAAGACTGTTTGGTTCGTTCTGATGCAAACTCAAAATTTCTGCCCTTTGACAACAAGGTCGAAACTTCTGATTCAGAATTTGCGGTCTTAATTTGTTCACGTAGTCCCATAATTATCTACCTTTCCTTGAGAGGTTAACGATTTCCAACTTACTACCATCTGGCCAACGAGTAATAACTTTGTTCCAGTGATCAAATTCTGGTTGTGCCTCACTACGGTTCGTATATTCCTCATCAGAAACACGAGCGCCATTTCGCAACACAACAAAACGATCAACTGACTCATTAATATTTTCGTTTTTCTTAATCTTAGTTTGCATGTATTCTTATATGTGTTATTATGTTATAGCATTGATATAATTAGTTACTGTGGGGATTATCAGTCCCTACAGGGTCGTTACAATATCACTTAGATGAATGTGTGTCAATCGATTTCCATTGATTTATTGTAATACTCAACGTCTTTGTGTTTAACCACAGCATCTGGATAAACACACCTTTGTTCACCCAATGTTTTATTGTAAATCTTTACTCCGCCATGCGGATATGTTGGTTCACCCGGTCGATGATACTGAACCAAATAAATTTCATGACTGTCTGGATATATAGACGACAATATCTTACGTCCCTTTTCAGTCATATGATCTACCGCCAATTCGGTTGGAATATTCTTGTAGATTTTGAATGGATTGCCGTTAGCACTATATGTCTTGTTAACAACTTCCAAACCTTTTGTCAACTTAGATATCTCACGGTCAACAACAATATCTTTCTTTATACGTTTCTTACGTTTGACTTTTTCTTTGATCTTTGCCATGATACTTAATTATATGAAGAAAAAATTAAATGTCAAGACGGAAGAGTTTATAAATAGCATCCGATTGACAACTGATAAGGATCGTAAACCCAAAAAGAAACGTGTTAAAAAACAAAAATGATATTACGGAGTTGTAGCCGTAGATTCTTCTACAACAGCCTTGATTTCGTTTTCAATTTCCTTGATCTTTTCCTTGTATCCGGCTGCTACATCCTTAAAGTCCTTCTTTACGAAGAGAAGCTTCTCGGTTAGTTCGTATACTTTCTTTTGTGCGTCTGCTTTGTTTAATTTGAGTTGGCTCATAACTTTGATAAATCTATAATTTGTTTTACTGCTTCTAACGGTATATAACTAGTAACAAAGTTGCCTGGATCAACACTTTTTAAATCGGGTAACTTATTTTTATCTACGACGATTATGACTCCCTCTTTCTTATCACGATAGTTTACCAAAGCAAATCTAGCACTCAATTTGAAATCGCTAGCTAGATAACTACCATAGATGTTACGTGTGTTACCTTTACCCTTCGAAGTTACTCTGCCATGCTTTTGTAATAGATCCAACTCCTTCTTGGACATGCCTCTGAACAAATCGTCTGACGAAAAGTTATTGTATGTATCAAGTGTGTCAGCAATATGCTTGAGTTCGCCTTGAGGCTCCCAAATCAAATAATCATATATGCTAGCTTCGTATAGCAAACTGTAGGATTTCATTGAATATAAATATACTTATAGTTATGGACTCTGTTAATTTTCATGACATCGAAATCAACAATCACAAAATAACCATATGGGATGACCGTTTTGTTGTATTAAGACATCCAGAAAAATGTGATTTGTATGAAGATGAACATTGTAGAGAACACATGGTGAAGTATCTAACAGATGAAGGTTATATAGATCCTACCAACAAAAACTGTCTAATATTTGATAGTTACATTGACTTCGAACCATAAAAAAACCCCGAGCATAGCCCGGGGTTATAAGTTAAAATGGTGGACGCGGCGAGAATCGAACTCGCGTCTTTAAGAAGTGATCCATACCAGACTACACGCTTGTATGATTTGAATTTGATAGGAAACAGAATCTAAATCATCAAAAATCCGTTTCTTAAGATTTACAGAATGGTAGATTGGATGAGCAAATCAATCATTCCAATTATAGTTCGATGATAACACCCAACCAACTATCGAACAGTCATTAGTCAAGTGTGCAACCTTTAATTAGGCTGCGAGTGCTGCAACTTCTCCATAAGAGAAGTCATAGCTAACCACGTTTTCTTCAGCAGTTATGTTTTGATAGACGTTTAAAGAGGCCAACTATCATCCTCTACGTGCCTAGCATGAACGCATCCTTAAATCGAAACCTGAACGCGCCCATTAAATTTTAAAGAACAAAAATGGTAGCTGGTATGGGTGCTGCCCCCACTTAACAAACCTTATGAGGATTCGTCGTTTGCTGAAACCCCAGCCATTCTAAAATTGGAGCGGGTAGCGGGAATCGAACCCGCATAATCAGTTTGGAAGACTGACACTCTACCATTGAGCTATACCCGCATTCTAATAAATATTATTCGGTCAACACAAGAACTTCATATTCGTAATTGTGATTTTCCTTAAACATATCACAATACTTTTTTGCTGACTTCTCGGTCAAAAAAACCTTATGAATTGATCGTTCACTGTCACCATTACGGACAACATATACCGTAATTGGCAAGATCTTTTCTTCCTTGATAATTTCACTTGCAACCAAAATGTTGCCAATCAAAATCAACGATATCAATAGTTTCTTCATATCTAAAGTCTACCACAGATTGTTGTTGTGTCAACTGTTAAAATTGGATGACCGTGACTTGCGAATATACGAGGATTTCACTGGGCGTTCCAAATGTCTATCTCGTCAACTTCAGTCTCCTATACCCTCCTATGGGTATCGTGCTATAATTCTATACACTAACGATCAAATTTAAATTCAACCCTATCCTATCTGGAACAGATTCGTCCGGGTCAGACATACAGGGGTGTATCGTGTCCCTCACGCCATGGCTAAACCACCACAAGATCTTTGACACAGCCGTAGCCGATGTTCTGTTCTATTCCTACATTTATCTCAGACATCTTGGCGGTTTTATGGGCATATTTAACCCACAGATTATTAGCCGAACACAGCCGTTGGTTATTGTTTCGGACCTAGCCAAGCTCAAACCTCTACCATTGTCTGGTTGTTCGTTAAAAACAACTGCTCCAACCTATCCTTTCAAACGTGCAGCACTACACTCGGGTTATTTAGGATTACTGCTAATATGTGGTGTTATCAAATTAAGGTTAACCGGACTGCTCCTTGCTTCCACGGAATCGCAATCTTTTAATCATTGTGGGCAATATGAAGTTAACTTACATTCTCCCAATCATCTGCTGTGCAGCATCGAACTTCCTCTAAGATATTATCTCAGCGTAGGATCGCTTGTGTCAAAAAAAGTGGCAGGGGAT